AGTAGAACCTGTAGCACCTCGCAAGCCAGTATTACCCTGCAAACCGGTGGCACCAGTAGCACCCGTTGCTCCAGTAGGGCCAGTCAAACCTGTCGCACCAGTAGCTCCCGTAGCACCGGTCGAGCCGGTTGCTCCACGCAAACCGGTATTGCCCTGCAAGCCGGTGGCGCCAGTAGCTCCTGTTGCTCCAGTGGAGCCCGTAAGTCCAGTATTACCTTGCAATCCAGTAGGTCCGGTAGCTCCAGTTTCTCCTGCACCCGTGTTACCGGTGTTACCAGTTTGACCTGTTATTCCTGTTGGACCTGTAGCACCCCCACCTGGACCAGTAGAACCAGTATTACCCTTTAAACCGGCATATCCTACTTGTTGCCATCCACCGGCTGTTCCATGGTTTGGATTCCAAAATTTTATTCTACCAGTAGGTCCACTCATTTTAGGATACCTCAGTTTTAATTGTTACTTCAAAAGAATATGTACCATAAATAGGACCGCTTGCTCCGGTTGTTCCTATTCCTGCATAATATCCTGTAGCAAAAACTAATATATCACCAGGAACTAAATCAGGATTTACAAATGAAGTTATTGCAGCAGTTGTTTGACCTATTAAAGTGCGTCCACCAAGTATTGATGTTCCACCTATGTCACTGTATTGTTTTTTTACTAAAACATCTACATAACTTTGTCCAGAAACTACTTCGAAATTCCATCGAAGCCAACGTACCGTCATAGTTTCGCCAATAGAACAAAATGGATATGTATACGTATTTCCAGAATCGACTCGACAAGCTTTATTAAAGTTAAATATCCTTATGTTTCCACCATCAGCACCAGTAGGCCCAATTGGTCCTAAAGCACCTGTATTTCCCGTGTTACCTGTCAAACCTGTATTACCTGCTATTCCAGTCATTCCAGTCATTCCCGTTGCTCCGGTTACACCTGTTGGTCCAGTGTTTCCTGTCATTCCAGTAGCACCAGTATTACCACCAGCTGGACCTGTCGGGCCTGTGTTTCCTGTTGGTCCGGTATTACCTGTAGCCGATAAAGTAATTGTAGTATCTCCAGTATCAAACCATATCATACCAGGATAAGGATTTGTTGGTGCTGTTGGACCAACATAAGGTAAAGTTTCTCCTGGAATTGAACGGTCATTTCCAATTAATTTCCATTGATTTGAATCCCAATATATATAATCATATTTCAGGAAAGTTTGACCAGTATTTGTTTTTGAAGCATCATTATCAGTTACATCTTCTTCTATTCTATAGTAATATTTGGTTTTAACATCGCTTAATAAAGGAAAATCTGACGGAACTGATATAACTCCCCGATATTTTAATCCTATGATTAACTCTTCAGGAATATAAAGTTTACTTAAACTTTTTAAACCGTGATGTTCAAAAGTTCTTGTCATTACGATTCAATGTAATATATTTCAACGAGAATTTCTCCACCAACACCAGTACCAGCAACATTATCTGTGTAAACACGGATAGATGAATTTTGATAAGAATCTTCATACCTTCCACTTGGTATAGACCAGTCAATTCTGTTACTTGAGGTTTCTAAAAAACCATTTGTAAATGTTACGATATCGCCCCCACCAGATGTATATTTAAAACGAAGTAATGCCCCGCCAAAATTGAAATCTGATACACCAACGATATTTGATACTCTCACTAATACAGGCACATGAACTTTACCGGCTACAGCAGGTATAACTACATATCCACTGTCAATTCCACCTTTTAAACTGGCATCACTTAATGTAATACTTGCGTATTTTATATGTCCATCTGAACCGGTAGGTCCAGTTGCTCCAGTTGCTCCATCAGCACCCACAGCACCTACAGCTCCAGCTACACCTGTATCTCCTGTTAGACCAGTAGCACCAATAGGTCCTGTATAACCAGTTGCTCCAGTTATTCCTGGCAATCCTGTATTACCTGTTACACCAGTAACTCCAGTATCTCCTTTTGAACCATCAAGAGATTTTGCAACATATACTACATTTTGCAAAGTTTCACCACCATAAGGTGTGTTTATCGTAAATTTTCCTGTTGTAGCGGCAAGGTTTGTTACTGAAACTATTCTGCCATAACAATTTCCGACCAATTCAGCAGTTTGAGATAAAGTTACATTTAAAACATTAAAACCCAAAGTTAATCCACTAACATCCACTTGCTTTCCGTTTTCATAAACTCTCAATGTTACTTCAGCATCATCGTAGGTATGGATGATTCCTGAAGAACTTGATGGAATAATTATTGTGTTTCGGTCTACATTTGAATGATTAACAGTTGCTGCAGTAGGTCCTGTTGAACCAGTATTTCCAGTATTACCACCAGAACCTGTAGGACCTGTAGCACCAGTACTCCCAGTTGAGCCAGTTGTTCCTGTACTGCCAGTATTGCCAGTAGGTCCTGTACCGCCAGTACTTCCTTTTGAACCCTGTATTCCTCTCGCTCCAGCAAGAACTCTTACGTTGTTAGAACCGTATTTATCTAATTTTATATCACTCATAGTTTTGGAAATTTTTAAATAGTTCTGTTAACTTTGTTTGAGTTTCCAACACACTCGTAAGATAATCAATAACATCTTGGGCTTTACCTGCCTGACCAAATTGGCATAAAAAATATATATCATCAAACAAAGAATTCAAAAGTGCAGCAGCGAAAGGTTCCATATAATTTTTGATAGGAACTTCAATCTCTGCCAACATTTGCCTTGTTTTGTTTCTTAAAGACCATAACAATGCTTCTTGAATTTCTGAAGATTGTTCCCATGGATTTGCTACACCTTGTACAGTAGGTCCTGAAAAAGTTACTGTAATTGTGTAAATACCGTCTTCAAAATAAGTATATCCCGAACCCAATACAGTAGATGCATCAAAACTCTTACCAATCATAGGATTTAAATAATCATTAAGATCACTTCCCGTGTAAGTAACTGAATATTCAACACCACCGTAAGATATTTTTATGATGACAGAATCAGCATCAGATTGTAAAGGATTATGTGTAGAATATACACCATCACTCCATCCATCCGGAAAGTTTGTTCCATCAGCAACACCAGTAACATCAATCAACCTTATGGTAGAACCGTTATTAAGTTGTTCTACAGCAGTTCTAATATCAAGACTTATCATTTTTTAATTGTTTTTAACAAATATATATTAAAGGTGTTTTTAAATCAAATTATCATCATTTTTGCTTAGGTCCAGCTTCGAATTGTTCTTTCCTTTGTTTCATCAATTCTTTAGTTACATTTTCAATTTTTTTGGAAAATAACTCATTTATTTCTTCAACTGTTATGTCTGGATTTTCTTTGCTTATTTCCTTTTCAAGAATCTCAATATTATTGACAATGTATGTTGTTAATGCTAAAACATGGCTGAATACTTCTTTTACTTGAAAATCTTCAGGTACTTCATACATTATACTTTCAATCTCTTCTTTATATTCCATTTTTGCTGAAGAAATTTCTAAAGATTCATCATCTTCTTCTGTACTTAAAATATTTATTAAATGTTTCCAGTAATCATCCCATTTTTCTTGTTCATATACTGGTTTATCAGAATCAATAGTATAACTAAATAATTCTCTTGACAAATGCCATATATACATTTGTTTAGTTTCATCTAAAGTTTTCTTTTTTAAATATTCTTCTTCAGCAATTTCGTTATAAGACCTGTATTGACGTGTAAATTCTTTGTATACAGGACCAGTTATAACCATCATTCCCCAAAATTTATTCCAAAATTTGCTTTCACCCATCATATATCTTTCTCCAGAACGTTCATATACAGAGTTACTTGTAGCTGCTTGGATTAAATCAAATAAGTTTTCAAAATAAACAAGTACTGCTGCTGGCTTACCAACCTTTGAAAGAATAAAATCATCACCTTCTTGACCTAAATCATCAATAAACCAAGTTAAAGGAGTGATAGGAATTGTTATATCAGCTTTAGCTATTCCAATACATCTTTTAACTAATTGTAGTTTATATCTTTTATGCCTTTCTTCAGGAGTTAATTCATTAATTGTTTTTTTCTTGTAATGAATTGGGATACCCATAAAATCAACACAATAGTATTCTATGTTTCTTATCTCATCTTCCACCCAATCATCTAAAAAACCCATCATCATAACAATCGCAGCGTATGTTACACTCCTTATATAACCATTATAAATTTCTCTTGGAACTTCTTTTAATGATATTTTCTTTCCTTCGCTTTCCGCAATTAAAGTCTCAATTAAAGATAAATCATGAATATTTTTGAAACCATGATATTTATATATCTTATCAAGTGTTGCTATATATTTCTGTTCACGATTAAAAGTAAAGTTGTAAGCAAGTATTCTTAACGATTGAATAATTGAATTGAAATATCCAATTCGAGCAATACCAGAATAGTCTACTGAATATCTTCTGAACATATTTTTTTCCATAGCTAAAAACCATGGTATCCAAAACTGTCCAAAACTTCTACCTACTTGGTTGTGACTATATTGTGCTCTTGCCCATCCATAACTTCCGTGAATATTGGCAAGTTTAACCCTAACTTCTTCTGCTCTTGTAGGAGATAATGCATTCGGGTCTGGTTTACGTATTAAATTTCCTAAATTATCGTAAGTTTCTATAATTTTTACATTGCCTTTTTCATCATAAGCGTTCCATTCTGCTTCTGTAAGAGTACCACGAAATATAGGTACTTGTATTAACATTTCAGCAAACTCTACAGATATAAACGCAGTAGAAGTTAAAGAATTCCACGACTTAACAAATTTATTTATATCAATCTCTTCAGTAATGTTTGCTATCTCATATGCTCTCATGATGTACCATGATTTCATAAATTCAGCAAATAATCTTGGATGTGCTATAGAAGGAATTAAACTGTTAGTACCGATTATTTGTCTTTTCTTTGGCCATCCGTATTTTTTTTGAGGATAACTCCATCCTGGTTGGTTAAGATTATACTTTCCAATCTTGGGAAGTATTTCCCAATTTCCAACATTTACCAATCCAACAGTTAAGTTCGTTGCTGTACCAATTAATGTTTTTGCAATTCCACTCGTATATCGCACAGGATGCATAATTAAATTTTGAAATATACCTGCTGCAAGGTTTCCCCAAAAAGCACCAATATTAAATGGAAGTACAGAAAATGCCGTTAAGGTCGTAAAAAATTTCAATGCAAGATAATAAGGATTATATTCATCTTCCGAACGTAATCCATAAATTTCATGATACAGTTCTCTTTTCATATAACTATATGGAGAATCTCTTAATTCACTTCCTTTATGTTTATCATTAACGTATGACATGAATGGTTCTATTGCAGCCATATAATAACTGTTAACAACTGAATTTATCATTAATGACAAAGCATAACCTATATCTTGCGTATGTAAATCTAATGGAAAATCTAACTTACCTGTATTGTTATTTTTTACAGTCATTACATCTTCTTTGGCAATGGCAATATCTTTTCTTTCTACTTGTTTTTGTCTTGTAGCATATTTTTTTGCATCACGAAGTATTTTGTATGCTTTTGTAGGTCCATAATAATAAATTATATCAGCCACCTTAGCTTTTATTTGTCCTAAAGTCTCACCAGCATCATTACCCAAAAAATTGTCCAGAGAACTTGGTTTTAAGGCATTATACACTAACTTATATTTTCCCAACTTTGTTGGGTCTTTCAAAGTATCTTTATTCAAAACGTATTTACTAAAAAACTCATTAGGACTGATAAAAGCAGTTGGAACAAGTATATATGGTGCATTACTTAAGTCATGATTTTCTTGTAAAACAGAATACCCTGGATTGTATTTTTTATAAAAATCTACAACCATATTATACAAATTGTAATAACTGATAAATTGTTGAATCATTTTATCAGAAAGATTTGTTACCTCTCCCTTTCTTTTTTCGAAATCTTTGTGACCATAAATACTTCTTAATATTTGAAAAGAATTATTCTGTTGTTCTGTTAACTTTTTTCCGTAAAATTTTTCACCTGAAATCATTTTAGGATTTATAAAGTAACGGTCAGAACTTGGTGTACCATCTACATTTTCATCATCCCACTTAACGTAATTTTGTGATTTTATCCCTTTTAATCCTTTTAAACAATCTCTAAGTATGGATTTATAATAATTTTGTTCTTGTTTGGCCAACCGGTGTGTTTCAGAAAGTTTCTGAACAAATAATTGTACACCTGGCATATTTTTATGAATTTCATATCGGTGAATGAAAAATGTTTTAAAAGGAGCAAATCTATTTGCTTTGAATTCACCAAGACTTTTGTTTTTGTATAAGTCTACAACAAAAATCATAGCTAACCCAGGTGTTTGAGGATTGCCATATTCCATTTCTGTAACCACTTGATTCATCATTTCTTTCATCCCGAGAATATGGTTCAGAAAATCCAAAACATTTTGTACAGCGAATGTATCCAAACTTTGGATACGAGTTTTTACTAACCGTAATATTTTGATGTCTTTTGCATTTAAATTGTTAAAGTTAACCTCTTTAAGTAACTCCATTTGTTGCCAAAGTTTATATATTGATAATATATATCTTGCATAAATAGCTTTTGCATTTTCATCGGCTTCAGGATTTCTTATTAACCTTTGAAGTGATATTGGCATATCTTCTGGAATATCGAATTCTTCATCAGTATATAAAGGTGCATTTTGAGGTATTTTTTTCTTATCCAAATAAGTTTCTTCACTCATTGGTGCAGGATGCTCTGTTGTTTCTTCTTTTGTTTTGACTGTAACCTGTTTTGTTGCTGAACGGTCATTGAAATAACAAAAGATTTTCATGTGAATACTCATATTATCCACATCGTTTTCAGATATACCTTTTTTCATTAACTTATCCTTGAAAATATCAGCTTCTCTTGGAAGTTTTTTTCCTTTCTTTAACCGTGGAATTATTTCAAGTAATCTAACAAAAGTTGCAAAATCTGAGTTTGACAAATTACCTTTGAATATCTTTTGTAATTCATCTTTTGCTTTAGCACTTTCGGCAAGTATCCATCTGTCACGATGATATTTGTTGAAAACCTTACTGTCTGACAAGTCCATTACAAACGAGTATAAATCGGCAAGTTTGTTTTCGATTTCATCGATACCACCTTCATTTTTCCATCTGTCCTTCATTTTCTGTACCAACAAAGGATTTTCATTTAATACTTCAACCAAAGCTTTAAACTCATCAGTTTTAGTTATATCTTCCATCCCTCGTTCTTCCATATTTCTATAGAATTTATTGGGATCATAAATAAATTGTAATACTTGTCTTATTGCTGCTTTTTCACTTAATGCTGCTCCATAAAGTTTCAACATAGCCCTTATAACTGAAATTAATGGATTGAATATAAGAGCTTTTATGCCAAAGATATCAGCATACAAAATACCATTGTCTTGTTGTAATTGTTTTAATCTTTCATCCCATATTTCAAACCAAGTTCTTTTTTCAGCAAGAAATTGCCCGAACCTCATACTGTTTTGTAAAGGACTGAACTCTTCTACCCAATATTTGTATAAAGGTGTTAATTCAGGAAAATTATCATGTACATACTGTCCTATAGCATCACCAACATTTTGTTTTTTTTCTTTAGCTTCGTATCCAATCTTTAATATACCTTGAATAAAAACATCTATCTTGTTAGGATCAGGAATTCCATTTTTGAAAACACCTTTAAATGTATCAGATAAATCATATTCAGAATTAAACATCTGTAACATTTCTATCAAACTGTTCGTTTCAATATATTGTGTAAAACTTTCAGAATTATACGAACTCTGCCTGAAGTAATATGCCATTATATTTCCTATTCGTACCTGAGTATCTACAGGTATTAAAGACATATATCCACCTTGAAATGAACTTAATGTTAATCCATACTTCATTATACCATAAGCAATGAATTTATTTTGTAAAGGAATTGACATTTCTTGGAAAGCTTTCCTGGCAGCATTAATATAAAATTTGCTTGCCGGAACATGACGATAATTATCACGTATCTGAATAAATTGTCTTGGTTTTACTCCAACATTTAATTCTTTTTCTTCGTAATTCACAAACTGTAACATTTGAACAAAATCATTCATCTGATTTTCTTTCATGAAATCTGTGATATCGTTTTCTAATTGTTCAAAAGTCAATCCATTTGAAAAGGCAACTACAGATATTAATTGTTTTATTCCTCGAACAATCTTCTTTAATTCATCTTCACTCATAAAACCAAGAGCTTCTATGCTTTCTAAACCTTTTGGAGAAATATTTCTTTCATACACTGACTTGTTTTTTGCTAATGCTTTAACTACTGTATTAGTTATACTCCAAGTTTCAACACTGTTTCCAAATACTTTTTCAAGACTTGCATTGTAAGATTCTTGAGCCAATCCAAACATTCCTTTGAAACCTGTATTATCTATAATATTTTCAAGATTATAAAGGTTATATTTATTATGAGCAATACGATGTAATACTGATTCAGCAAGATATAGTTTACCAGGACTGTCTGGAATTTCAAAAATCAAGTTAACGAAATCAGTAAAAGAATTCATTTCATCAACAGTTCTTTCTAAAAGTTTTAATGTGGCAATTTCTGCTTTATCAAATTTTTGATTGCTTGATAAAATATTCCACATTTCTTTTTTCTTAAAGTTAAAAGAAGGATTCATGATTTTCCTTTTTAACTTTACATATTCTTTAACTAAAGGTGTGTTAAGATAAGTAGATATTTGGTCAATCCATTTTACTACATTTTCATCATAACTCATCTTTTGGTCCATTTCCGGCATTGACATTAAGAGGAATAATCCAATTGGAGCAGTAACATCATTCCAACCCATTCTTTCAATTTTCGGGTCTTTAACATTATCAAGCATTATATTTAACAAGTTCCCGAAATGATTTTTTAAAATATTTTCGTTATCTTCAGAAATTTCACCAATACTTACCCACCGAAGTAACTTTTTAGGATCAGTGCTTTCATAAATTGGAAAAGGTATGTTAAACTTGGTTTTGTATTTAATTTTAGCATTTCTTAAAAAACTCCATAATGTTGAAATATTAGCTGCTATACCAACAGAAACAGCACCGGCACGAATTTCGTTCCTTGCCCTAAAATCTTCAACAATATCATTGAATAATCTTGTTTTCCCAATATTTTTTTCAAGGTTTTCATATGTTTCATCATACTTATTTTTATCAATAGCTTCATTAATAATTCCGTAATTTGCTGGTTCGTACCAAGCTACTGCTATCAAATCTAAAATTTCATTAAGCAAAGAATTCTTCTCAGTGATATTCTTGTCTTCTTTTATTTTATCTTCTTTTCCTTCTATAGGTTCCCAAATACCTTCACCAATTTCTTCATATCCATTTTCTTCCAAATATTCAGCAATTATTCTTTCGCCAGCATTGTATTTACGAGACCTGTGAAATTCATTATCACCAATAATAGTTGCACCGGCATCCATTGCTTTTTTTAATTCTGGTTTAATACTTTCAGCATCTTCTACAGCATTTGTACCACCATTAACCGAATAAGCAACTCTATCTTGTGGACTGTAGTTTCCAGTCATATAAATGTCTGAATCTACAGCATTGGCATATGCTCTTGTACTTGTACCTTCTTCACCATTAGCAATGAATTTAGTTGCTTTTTGAAACTTTCTTAAATCCTTTTGAAAATACGGACTTTTCTTTTCACTTTCTGATATATCAACAAACTTTGTCAAAGTTTCTTTTACCTGACGAATAATTTTACCAGCTTTAGTTCTTCCATATGTCATTACATAACGTTTGTCTCCATCAAAGTCACTACCAGCGTTATTTTGTGTTTCATTGTCAGTAATAATGATATTACCAGCACCAGGTATTCTTTTATTAGCACGATGAACTACATGAGAATGTAGAAAGTCAGCAGGTACTCTTGTTGTAAATACATATTCACCTGGTACAACATATGTTTTTTTACCTTTTGATACAATCTCATCTATTTCCCAAACTCTTACATCACCGTTTTCATCGAGCATATCATCAAATTTGGAAGCATAACTTATTGCTGAAGATTTCTTTGTGAATACAGGACTGTCTTCTGTATAACGTATGCCTTTTATGTTAAGATTTACTCTGGGAAGCCTAATTACTTCTTTCCCATCGTACTTAACAATTTTCATTGATTCAAGTGTGTTATCAATATCCGGAACTTCTTGTAAAGCTACCCTGCTAACCTTTAAATCAAAAGCATTCTTTTTTATAATAGAAGATTTGAATTTCGAAAGAATATTGTCGTAAAATGGATTAAACTCATTCCCATCCATTTCGATGTATAATAATAAATCTTCAAAGCGTTCTTCATCCATTTGTTCAGAAAGAAGTTCTTTCCATTTCTCCCAGGTATAGTTTTCGATTTCACTAATCATATGGTTATTATACCTTCTGATTAATCTTACAACATCTGTTGATATACCCAGATGTAATAAGTTAGATATTGTTTGTTTTGGAAGTTTTTTCTTGTTTGGATTTGTTGAATGTCTTAAATCTTGTTGGACAAAAATGTTTTCATTTGATCTTTTATAAATTGTCAGTGATATATTTTTTAATATGTTTCCATTCTTATCGAAAACTTCAGTTGCTTTTTCATTTGTTATTTTTGTCGTTGAAGGGTATGAAGAAACCATATCAATTCCATTTTTCTTCATTATCTCAAATAACTTTGCATAACCTGAATTTGGGAAAGCATTAGCAAGGTTATCTATAACAATCATATTGCCTTTTGTAACTATATGATTACCCTGTGAATCGATTTCAGAATAAAGTGCTTTACAACTATCCATTAGTTTGTATTGCTTTGAACGACTCAGTACAGAACCTAACGACTTTTCAAGTTTATTTGCATAATCTTGTGTTATCAATACAATTCCATCAAGAGCGGGTAAACCCAATTTATTGATTTTGTCACTTATAATCATATGATTATGGGTTTGACCTACACCACCTTCAACGTAAATGTTAGGTATATATCCAGGTGAATTTGTAGAACCAGCTATTTTGATAAATCTTGTGTAAGCATTATAATTATCAAGATTTCCGTGAAAAGCTTCATTTGTCCAATATTTATTTAGCGAATAGTTAAAATAGAATTCTTTCAAAAATGTAATTATTTCATTTCTGCTACGAATATTTTTGAATTCGCTACTTCCTCTTATTAGTTCTGAAAAAGTATCGTACAAGTATTCATCAGTAATTAGTTTTGGATCAACAAGTTTATTTTTTAATTTTTTATCCTTTATGTTTTCATAAAGTTCTTCATATACTTTTTTAGCATCATGTACCTTTTTTACCCTTGCCAGGTATGTTTGCTTTTTATCTGCAAACTGACCAAGATATTGCATATAAGTGTCATCTGTCGATTTGTTAAACATAGCCATCAAAACTTCCAATAAGGAAGTATTATCCATCTTAAATGCTTCTTGACCTTTATTGCTTTTTTGACTTATAATACCGTTAAATTTTACAATTTCTGCAGATTGACCTGTACTGGCAATCCATTGTACATATCCATTACTTTTGAATCGCTTTTGTTTCGCATATTTGTGCAAGTTTTCAGCTTCTTTCAAAAGAGTACTGTATAATTCAAAACTGACTTCTCTGTTGTTAACAACATTATTGAAAGAAAAAGATATGCTATCAACAAATTTTCCAAAACGTACAAGTCTTAATATTTTCGAATCATTACCTTTTACATCTTTATCCAAAAAATATTTTTGAACAGCCAAAGATGTATTAGGTTTTTTAATTGCATCAGCATTCATAAAATAAATGATACCTGGTTGTTCTTTCCCCTGAGAAGTTATAAATTTCTTTTCGTTTTCTACAGTGAAGTAACCTTCCCAAACTGATGCGTTAACTCCTGTAACTTCTTCCAAAAAGTTACAATACAAATCAATGAGTTCACTCATCATTTTATCAGGTTGGTTCCTGTACAAATCTTTTATCTGATGTTCATAAGAAGGCTGATTATTATCTCTTTTAATAAAGTAATCCCAATATATTTTTGTTAATGCTTTATTCGGATCAAGTTCATTTTCGTAAGTGAAAGTTCGAATATTCTGTTTTGCTTTTCTTTCTAAACCTACAATGTCAATTTCTTTATTTCTGTTATAAATTTTAATTGACCTGTTATCTCTTACGTCAGCAACTACAGATTGTAAAAGAACTAAACTTCCGTAAAATACCTCAAGACTTACCAATTCATCTAAAGATATAATTTGATCTTCCTTTATTGCTTTGTATATTTCCGGTTGAGTTTTTTTGAGATTCTCAATGTATTTGTCAAACGTTTCTTGGTTATGTAAGGCTTTTTTGAAGTCCTTTCTGCGAATTACATTGTATATTAAGCGTTCAGGGTCTTGAATTCCATACTTTCTTTTTAATTGATTCATAAATCTCCTGAAAACAGCTCTTTGTGCTTCAATTCTTTTTTCCTGAGTAATAAAAAAAGATTCAGTTACCTCAATAAGTTCGTCATCTTCCATTAAATTTTCATCAACAACAAATCCTAATGCTTCTTTAAGTTCTTTCGCTTCTTTGTTCGATATTAATGTGCCAGGGTCTTCCTTTGAAAGTCTTATGTTTTGAAAACCACCTTTACCAAGAATTTTTCCAATATTTTCATCTATGATTTTGCTTATTAGTTCTGAATTGGTGCTTTTTGCAGTTAAAACCTTGAGTCCTTCTTTTATTTGAGATTTTTTAGTAAGTCCATTTTCAATCAGTAACGGAATATATGCTTTTAATTCGTTTATTGCTTTTTCTGTATATTCCTTTTTGCTTACAGATTCAGGATCAAGTATTTTATCACCTTCTTCAGTGTCCAAACTATAATATATGTTATCGCTTTCTTTTTGAAAATTTCCGTAATTATTTACGGATTTCATATTATTACCATCAAAAATAATGTAATGGACTTCTCCACTTCTATCTCTTCTTAAATGTTCAATTCCATCATAACCAAGTTCATCTAATTGTATAGATGTAATCATCATTCCAATAGTATATTCATCACTTATGTAATTTAAAGAATGAATAGCTTCATCCCATTTTTCTTCAAAATCATCTGGTGTAATTCGACCCTCTTCATATTCTAACTGGTTTCTTTCACTAATCAATATATAAAGTATATATGGTGGTAAAGTATCTAATTTGTTTTTAACTATTGTTAATTCTCCGGATTCAGAAATATGATACTTAACTTGAGAAGGTCTTATATAAGCTGAACCAGAAAATTCTGTATTAAAACGGTATTTTAAATCAGGTTCATTACCTTCTTCATAAATAAAAACATCAATATTTTCAAATTCCTTTATTTGTTCATCAGTTAAAGCTTCATCAAGTTTAAATACTTTTTTTAAGTTTAAAAACATATCATAAACTATGTTTTCAGGAGCTGCTTGTCTTTCAAAATGACTGTATTTCTTTGATATGTAACTTATTATTCTTTTATCTTCTTTAGAATATTCTTCTAATGCTCTTTTAAAAACATTTGTGGTATAATGACCAAATCCAAAACCATGCGTACCGCCACGAGCAATTTTGGCCAGTCCTTCAAAAGAAAATCTATTTCTCAATCTGTTGGAACCGTGATGCATTAATAATGGTTCACCTTGCCTGTTTACAATTACACTCCCTTTGAACCATTTTTTGAATTCAGGAAGTTTCGTTAAATGATATATCTTTAAAGCATCTGAATAAGAATAAATTTTATTTATCCTCTTAAACAATTCGCTTTCTTGTAATTTATCATCTATCTTAACAAAGACTTTATAATCTTTGATTAAACCTTCTTGTTCAGATTTTTCAATTAATTTTTGTAACTTTTCTTCAAGATTTTTATATGATTCTGGAGTACTGAGTTGTACACCAATTTTCATATCATTAACTTCGTAATAATACTCTTCAAACAAATCTTTTCGGCTAAATAAATCATAAACCTGTTGATTTATTTTATCCAATTCTGATAAGTTTACTTCATTTTGTACCTTAAATCTATTACCAAAAAATAATTGTAATAAATCATTTATTAAGGCTTTTAATACAGTAATTAAGCTTACATAATCTTTACCATTTGATATATATGACATCTTTATTATTTGCCATAATTCACCTTTTTTTTGTACAATTGCTGTTAATATATGAGCAAATCTTTCTGCCCTTCTATATGCTTCATTGTAATTTTCTCCATGAATTTTAATGTACGAAGGATCAACTACATTATCAAAATATTCTTTTACTTTTGGTATTGAATATAAATTTTCTACAAATTTATGTAGACTCTTATTTTCCTTTGTTCCTTTTGTTAAAAAATCAAGTGCATGTAAGCATTCATGATAGAAAGAATATATAGATGAATATTCTTCAGCTAATTTTATGTCATAAATTCTATACTTTAAATCATTTGGTAAACTTCCAGATTCAATATTATACTTGCCATAACGATCAAGAAAGAACATTTCTTTTATGTTCAATATTAACCTTAACTTTTTTAGTTGTAATTCATCAAGAGTTTCTTTATTAAGTTCTATCAGTTTAGACTCAAATGAAGTTTGTATAGAATGCCTGGCCTGTATTATCATCCTATCCAATTTGTAACTTGCAATCTTTCCATAACCAGCTAAATACATAATTGTTAATTTCGTATGTTTGAAATTAACTGTTTTAAGATATTTATAAAAACCATCCCACTTAGTTATGTAATCTTTCAAAAGAAAAAGTTCTTCTTGGGTAATATCTGTGCCTTCCCTTTCTTCTTCATAAATTAAATTATTTATATGTTTAAAATATTCTTTAAGACCAATATATGGAGTTTGATTTTTACTCATTATGGTAATAATTTGTCTGTACGAAATATTATTCTTAAACAAATTACTAATTTCGAGTAGTTGATTTAAAAAAGAATTGTCTTTGAATGGAATATTTTCTACTGCTGTAACATTTGCAGCTACACCCTTTCTAAGTTTTGCAGTTGTAACAATAATTCTTGAAATGAAATTATCACTCATATTATCTAATAATTCATCAATGAATTTATCTTGACTTGGAAATAAACTGAGTAATAAATTTTTTGTAGCTTCCCTGTTTTCTTTGGTATTTTTCTTAAGTTCTTCTTCTAAAATATTACTAATGTGTTCATTCAATTCAAGACCTTTGTTTAAGTTATCCCATAATATTGTTTCTCCTTCTAAGGATTGTGTTGCATTTAAAAATTTTCTTATTATTGATCCAATATTTACCCGACTGGCGGGTTTCATTTCGAAAATGCCTTTTGAAATTTTCCTGTACTTTTTCTTAAATTCTTTTAACTCATCAGGTGTCACCAAATAAAATTGACTGGTTAATGCTACATAATCCTGATTATGTACTTTAATGACTTTACTGGTTAAGTAACCACGATATCTTTTGTATGCTTCAGAATCAACTCTTACAAACGCATTATAACGTGCTTCTTTTGTATTTTTAATTGACCGAGTAGTTCTTTGTATTAACAAACCAGGCATTGCTTCAACATACGGTAAAGATGCATTTCCTACATTTTTAAATAATTTTTCAAGCAAATGATTTTTAATTTCTTCTTCAACAAGTAATGAAATTTTCCTATTATTACCTTTCATAAATTCTTTTACAAATTCGAAAAGTTCATTTTTGGATTTAACTTTTCCAATTTCTTCTATACTTGGGATTTCTATTGAATTTAAAACATTATTACCGTCCTCTTGTGGTTTATCATCGGTTTCGCTTAACAATTCATAATTAAACCCAAATGGAGCATTTGCTTTAGTAACCAAGGCATAAACTTTTTTCCCTGATTCCAAAAGTTTCAGAACAGCTTTTTCCTGATTACTTTCGTAAGCTATTGCACCTACTAATTTGCCGTCTTTAAACAAACTAAGAAAATGTTTGTATTTTGGACGTTTAGGGTCAATACGAGAAGGTACTCTTTTTCCTTTTGTATTTTTTTCTAAACGAACTTCAAGAACATCACCTTTGTTAACTGATGGTGGGAATTCATGTTCACCTTTTTCTGCTTCATCAAACAAAGTTTTTGTGCCAGTAGCAGGACTACCCAAGTCATTTTCGTTTCTTGTAGGAATATGTTCATAACCCAATTCTTTAGCAACTTTTTCAATAAGTTCTTTGGCTTTAAGTTGTTGCTTTTCCTTTACTTCTACAACATCTACTTTTCCTTTTCTTTTTTCCCGGTCTGCAAAAAATTTATCTGAATATTCTTGGGCTGTTAAAGCATTCTCTTTTGCTACACCAACTTCTAATATAACTTTTGCTGGACTAACAACCTTTCCATCTTTAGATATCTCAGGAGATATTACTTCACCAATAATTCTTTGACCGAATAGTAACTTTGTATTTTCTTTATAACCTACAACTTCAACATTACTTTTTTCATCATAAACTTGGTGCGTTGGATTTGACCATGTATATCCAAGTTTTGACAACCTATTTTTGGTTCTTGTTATATATGCTTTCTCAGCCGCAGTTGCTGTAGCACCCATCCCAAGTGTTTTTTCAAAATCGTAAATTATCGCAACTGCTTGTTCTGGACTTTTAACGCTTTTTAAAGCCTTTACAGCCCTTTTTATTCTTACACGACCCTTTCCTTTAATAGAAGGAGATAACTTGTCAGCACGCCTGGTTTGTTTTCCTACAGCTATTTTACCAAGTACTTTGTTTTTTACTTTTTCAATATGTGCTAATCGTTTAACAAGACTTATTAATTTATTCTTGTTAGGTTTCAAACTAATCTTTTCTTCTAAAATTTGTTTTGTTATAGATTTTCTTGCTTTATTTAATTTTTCTATAAGTGCAGTATTTTCATTAACACTTTTTTCAATTAATTGATTGTATTGTTTTTGTAAAGCTGAATCATTCAAGATATTAACCTGGTGAACGCCAGACATAACTTGTTTAACAAATTCTTTGTTTTCTAACAGATTTTGAATTTCTGATTTACTAATCGGAACCCCATTGATAAAGTATCCTGGAGCTTTTCCAGAAATAATATCTTTGATTTGCTTTTTTAAATCTTTGTGTGATTCTTTTAATGCTTCTGAAATTGTACCATCTTTTGCATTTGCAATTCTTGTAAGTAATTCTGTTTCTTCTGCTGACAACTCCATTAACTGTGCTGCTCTCAATTCAAAATCATCCATTCCCTGGATGGTCTTCAAAATGTTATGAGTCTTCTCAAGCATTTTTAGTGCTTCGGTATATTCTTCGAAGGTAATTATGCCTGTAGCTTTATAATGTTCAAATATTTGTGTAAGTTCTTTCTTTCTTTTTGTTAAATCTTGCCCAATTTCAAATAGCCTAACCAGGGTATTTGCTTGCATTTTCCTTTTAGCTTTCTTCTCATTAGTGGAAACTATTCCGGCTGCATTAGGAACCATAAAACCCCATGCATTTAAAGTACCTAAAATTCCAACCATGTTTCCTTCCGGACTTGTTGCATATTCTGAAAATGTTACAAGAGGATTGAATCGTCTGTGAACTAACCATTCTTGGTATCTTTCTTCAAAATTGTTTGAGGCACCTTCAAAAGCCATTACTCCGACAAGTTTAAAAAATCTACCCCTTAATGGTGTAAAAGCAAAACCTATTTGTAACGCATCTAAACCAATCAAGTTCCAGTTAGACCGGTAAACAGATGATGCATTGGCAGCAGCCTCTTTTAATGTACCACCATTTTCTAATGTTTCTACCCAGGCTCCCCCAGCTTCCAAAAAGTTTTCAAAAGGTCTTGAAGAAACTGCACCAACTATCCCAGCCATAGAAGACTTTAAATAAACCTTACCTGATTTACTTAATAAGTTTCCCATAAATCTTTTTGAAACAATACCACCTATTCTTTGTCCTAATACACCACCAGCAAGTGCTGGTACAAGCATAGATGTGGTCAAAGGAAGCATTCTTATAAATTCTGTTGTCCAAAATGATTCAGTAAGCAAATCTCTGTATGAAAAAGTTCCAACTAAATTATGGTCTTCAAATCTTGCTATTTCTTCATCGGTAAATCCAAGTTCTTCATAATGTTCTCGTGGAAGCTTTCTTACCATTGTTTGCATATCAATCTTTTCATTTGCCTTTCTTTTTAAATATATTTCAAGGTCTTTAAATCCAAGCCATCCATAACCTTCTGATATTTCTTCCCATTTTTGCCCAATTTCTTTCGAAAGTATCCATGAAACACCACCAGACATACTACTCCAAAAATCAGCCCATCCAGCTTTCCAAGCTGAGGCTTTTCTTGCCCACCAATTTTGTCTGTTGTACTTCGCTAAATTATTTAAAAGTGTTTCTTTATTATGTTCTTTGTATGTTTCTTCATATATTTTTTCAACTTGTTTTATTATATCCTCATTAAGTTTTAATTCATCTGACTTTTCATCAAAATAAAAATTGCTGTTTTCCAAAATGTCTTTTAATAATTCTTCTTGTTTTTTATTAAGAAATTCTTCATATTCTTTTGATTTTTCTACAACATTTTTATTATGATTTTCAAGATACTTGTTGTATGCTTGTTTATGTTCATTGTTATATTTTTCTACCAAATCATTATAAGCTGCAACTCTTATTTTATAAGATTGGTCTGTAATATCAGGTTGTTCTGCCCAACTTTTTAAAGAAGATAATTGACCACGATATTCGTTTTCAATTTTTTCAGATAAGGAAAGATATTCATCTTCATTTTGAATATGTATTTCATTAATTTCTTCAGATAATTTTGTTTGAAGTGTATTTAATTCAGTTGTAGCATTATTTAATTCTAAGGCAATATTATCAATGTCTTCTTCAGAAATATTTATACCTAATTCTTGTAGTTTTTCTTGTGTTTTTTGTAAAACAACTTCACCTTCTTGTTTGGCATCAACTGTTTCTTTATAATAATTTTTAATTTGTTCACGAAATTCAGTGTGTATACCAGAAAAATTATCTTCTACATATTCATCTATTTTTTTGTTTTGGTAATCTTGCATTATACCATATATAGTTCCTTGTTGTTTTTCCACATCTCTCGGTCCACGACCAAAACCTAAAAATAAATTTCTTTCTTCTTCAATTCTATCTTTTGGTTCAGCTTCTTCATTAAATGGCCATTCATTGTTTTTTTGTTTTGTTTTTGCTTCATTATATAATTTTAATATATTACTGTGTTCATCATACCTTGCCTTATATTCAATAAATTGGTCATCAGTTACTAAATCCTGATAAAAATTATCAAGTAAATTATTTTCATTCGCAATAAATGGCATTATTTCACTTAATACTTCTTTGTATTTATCTTGGCGTCTTCGTTCCTCAAGTTTTTCTGATGGAGCAGTTCCTTCATCTATATTTGCTATTTTTTTCCCAGGTTCAACCAAATGACTGTTCATTATAGGATGAGGAACTATATCTCCTGTAAAAGTTAATTGAGTATAAAAATTTTTAGGGTTTTCTTTTATGTATTTTTTCTCTTCAGGAGTAGCATTACTTTCATCAAATTTATAATGTAGATATTCAGGAAGTTCATCATCTTTTATCTTTCCAGCCAGATACTTATCAACCTTTTCCTGGTCCATAAGAAAAGCATACTTTTCATTGAATCCCTTAATATTTGGTGATTCAACTTTAGAAACGGGTGTAACTTCATTATTTTTTAAATCAATAGGATCAGGAATATTTAAAGATTCTGAATCTATTCCTTTTGTTTTTTTATCTTGAGTATCTCCATCTTGCTTTTCAAGCATAAATGGTTTTGGAACAACTGTGTTTTCTTTAACTTTATTCTTTTCTTCTTTTAACAGTTTTTCCTCATCTGTTAATAATAAGTCAAAAGGGTCGATATTTGCAGGTAAGGTAAAAGAAGGTAAGCCATCTTTATGTACAGGAACTTTTTTCGCTCCTGCTTCTTTTAATTCCTTATGAATATTTTTTTGGATTTCTTCAGGCATATCAATTACTTATTGGATTAATATTATTGTTCAGTTTGTTCTTCTTGTTCCTTAACAGGATATGATTCCATATATCTTACAATATTTAGAATTAGATATTCGTATGTGTGGTATTTTTCAATTGGATTATCTTTACAAAATTGATTAAAATAATTTTTTATCCAAGTCTCCACCTGACTATCGTCGATTTTATAGTAATCTTTGACATATTGCTTTAAATTTGGTATATCATTTAACGTAGCATTAACACCTTCATCTGTAAGAACTTTTACTCCACTTTCTGTTTTAGTAATGTATGATGACTGATTTCCTGTGCTTTGAGTTCCTGTGCTTTGAGTTCCTGTACTTTGAGTTCCTGTACTTTGAGTTCCTGTACTTTGGGTTCCTGTAGATTGATTTTGTTTCTTATATTTTTCGCCAAATTTCTCCAGAAAAGTATTTAATGAACTTTTTGAATTATTCTCTCTTTCTGTGATAAATAAATCTTGTAATGTAGAAATATTATATGGATTATTAACGAATTCAACCATACCGGGATATTGGTTCTCGTACATTTGATAAAAAATACTTGCGTTGTTAATTAAATCTATAGATTCACCTACATCGGTTAATTTTCTTCCTAATATTTTTACTCTATATTCATCAGTACTCATTTTTTGGCTATATTCTTCTTTGGGTACATGAAAAAATCCTTTTTGAGATTCCTGACCACCTTTTGCTTTATTATACGCATCTTTATTTTCCATAGATAATGGTACTACCACATCAAATTCAAGACGGTACTTAGTACCCCAACCGACATATTTTACTTTGGCTTCTTTTTCAATAATTGCTTTCTTTTCATCATAAGTCATATCATCCTTTATTGTACCTGTTGGTGTAATTCCATAAACATCTTCGTAAATTTTTATAAATTTACTTGCTAAATCAGTTTCTGCATCAACTGATAATGTTGTTTGTACAAAATAATTTTGTGCTTCTTGGTCTAATTCATTTCCTATTATTACATGACTTGTTTTTTCAACATTATAGTTGTAATTTCTTGGTAAAGTTCTTTTAAAATAGTTTAAATTATTATTTGAATCTTCCGTCATCATCCATACTTCATTACCCTGATATTCATCGTCAACTTGATTTATCAAATATTTTAAATAAGCGTTTGGTGAATTTGGTGAACCGATATTACTCATATCAATAATATCGTGTTGTACCCAGTCTACAGGTTCTTTATTTGCACCACCTAAATTAATTTGTAATGTTGAGAATGGTTGTACTTTACGTTTTGTATGAATTCGACCCATTCTTTTTATCATATCCAACTTTGATTCTCCTTGAAATGCTGTTTTTTCTGCAAAGTTGTCCCAAAACATAGGATTTTGCTCATAGGTTAATTCTGCTGCTTGATTTAAATATTCTTCTGATACTTCCCAACTAAAGCCTTTTTTACCATGAGGTAAATCAATCATAGTAGCAGTTCCAGTCAATCCTTTAAAATTCGTTTGAAGATTTTTTAACCAATCGTATTCACTTGCGCCATTCCAATAAGGAACTGGAATGTTATCTCCTTCACTTTGATTAATATAAGCCCTGTAATTATCCCTATAATTTTTTGCTTCTGGAGAACGATACAAATCCGGATTTTTTTCTATGGCTTTTACATAACTATTGTAATTTTCATCAACCAATAAAGCCTGACTTACAATATCATTATCTTTGAATTGTGTTAACCTTCTTTTAAGTTCAACCATTTTTGAAGGATTATACATTAAATCTTCATTATCATCAATATATGTACTTAATTCAGGTAATTTTTCTTCTAAAAAATTATTGTAACGTCCTTTATCATATGGATTTCTTACATTAGCAAATTCAGTTCTATCCATTATCCACATGGCTTTTTGCATTTCGATAGCTTCTTTGCGTTCTTGCCTGGCAAGTTCTTTATCCTTGCGATACTCATCCATTTGAATCATTTGCATCCAAGGTGCTTTATATGCTAAACCTTTTGCAAGGCCGTAGTTTGTGTAAGCCATAGATTTAAAATTTTAAAAATCTAAATTTATTAATGTTTTCATTTATACCTTTCAAAAATATTAATTATTTAAAGGTTTTTCTTCCAGCTTTATATTCACTCATAATAGATTTTAAATATTCATTATCCGGATATTTATCCATTAATTCATTAATTTTTTCTAAAAAATCTTTCTCAGTTGTATCACTCGAAGTATACATATTTTGTAATTCATTTAATTGTTGCTGTAATTCAGCTTTTTTTGCAAATTCCGTTGCAGATGTGGGTAAAGAAGTTTCCTTAGCAAGATTTTCGTTTTCAATAATTTGTTTATCTGTTTCTTCATTTACCCTTTCTTTCCTTAATTGTTCAGCAAAACTACGTCTGGTTCTGTTTCTTTCTTCATATTCATCATATGGAACATTAAAGTTTCCTGAATTTTTAAATTGTTCTTCTTGTTTTTGACGAAAATAATCTTTGATTCCAGCTTCTCCAGAAATACCAGCTATATTAGCTCTTTCAGTTCCGAATGCTTTGTCGGAAAAAGAAGTACCGCCAATTTTTAAACCTTCAGTTAACTTTTGACCTGTATTATCTACGTTACCTTCACCTGTTATTTTTCCTACTTTGTTTCCTTTTGCTAATTTACCACCGTAATATGCAGCACCCATAGCATTTGATAATCCAGCTTCGATAGCCTGAGAACCAGCTTCCATTTGACGGTCAACCATCCCAAATTCCACCATAGTCTTTCTGAAGTTTCTGTCTTCTGTACCTAAATCAGCTTGTGCTTTCGTAAGAGAAAGTTGATCTGCATATCTGTGTAAAGCTTCCCGTTCTCTTATATTTTGGATTGAACTTTCAGAAGTTGCATCTGCAATGCTTCGGTTTAACCCAATTGATGCTGCCATTTTGCTTGAAGGAGAACCGGAACTTGCGTCAATTTGACTCATAGCATTTAACCTTGCATTTTCCAATTGTCTTTCCCGAGCCGTCCTGTCATATTCACCCATAGAATCTGCTCTTTGTCTGGCTCTTGTTGCAACAGAACCAAATTCTGGCGGGGTTTCGCTATCCTTCAAGTTTTCCCGAAGTTTCTTTGCTTGTTTATTTGCCTTTGCAGTATTATAAATTCCTACTCCTAATTGTACTGCTGCTAAGGCTCCCATTATTATCGCTGGTACTGGCATTTTAGTGTATTTTTATGTAATTAGTAATTAACTGATATAATCTTACAATCTTTCCCCTAACTGGTTTTACAGTGAACTCAATAAGCATATATATTCCTTCAGGTCTCCATTTTTCTAATTCATCTGGTGTTGAAAATCTCCATTCATCATTTAAAAATTGATAGTATTGGTCAGTTACATCTTCTGACTGAACATTTTCAAATAATCCTGTAGCAACATTATATAAAGTGCTATAAGAAACATTGTCAAAAAAATCTCTTGAACCTCTGGCTATATGATTGTAAAATCTTTTTGAATTTTGTAATTCACCATTTATTATAAAATGAAGTTTACTTGTAAATTCATTTCCGTAAAGTGTTTTTATTGTTTTATCTTCCAAATACAATTTATTATCGTTCAAAGATGTATAAAGAAGATTTCTATGCTTTGCAAAGAAATATGGTGCATAATCATAATAACCCGTGAAATTGAACTTTGTAATATCAATTCCAACACAAGTACTTATTTTTGATTTTGTTACTTCGTTCGTATCAAGAAAACTGATAAATACAATATTGTTTTTAAAGTCAAAACCTCCAATGATTCCTGCAGTTTCAGAATAATCAGTAACATTATCAATTTCATATTGCTTCATATTCTGAAACTCTTTGTTCCAACCTTTAAGTAAACTTATATTTTGAGCCTTACCATCATTGTTCATATACAGCATTGCCCTTCTTAAATTATCGAACCATAAAAACCCATCCATTGTGGTTACCAAGCCAAAACGATGTTGATTGCCAAACCAATCATCTGTCTCATCTACCCTTGTTAAGGTACTGCCAACCCCAAGTTGTATTACACTTCCCAAATCAGAATTTACAAGAGCACGTTCATTTACTGGAATATAAAATATACCATTTTCCATCCAAATAAATAATCTTTCTTTCTTTGACCTAATATTGACAAGTTCACCTCTTCCAGGTATATCTATAAAGTTAAAAGGTGGATATTTTATGAATTTGTTTATTTTTTCACCATGAGTCTTGGGATTTGTAAAACGTAACCGATTATACCATTTGCTATCAAAATAATTTGATGAAATGGGTATATCATTTCCATAAATCGCAGGTAACCCAGGAAACTTTATTTCGTTAAGGTTTATCTCATAAGATTTATTATTATTATAGTTTTCTAATAATTCTGAAACAGGACCTTTTTCTTGAAATGTACTGTATCCTATTCCATCTTTATATGACGGATATCCCCACCATATTCCAGGGTCCATAAATAGGCCATGTGTGGAAAATCTTCTATCATAACGAGTATGTACATTTGTTTCAGTTTGAAGTGGAACTATCATAGCATCAGCACCATGATATTTGCTTTTGCTATATTCATTGATTTCATAATAAAGTCCTAATTGATTAAAATCTGTTAATATACGAACCTGATCCAACGGTACTATGTTCGTATCTCCACCAAAAGGTTGTATATTTTCACAAATATACTTTCCGTTACTTTTCTTTATTTTTTGTTTAAATTCCGAATTTACTTCTTGATAATGACCAATTTGTATATAATTTGTTCTTTCTAAAGATAACGGGTCAGTTCCACCATAAAGATTTTTTTTAGGCCTAATGTGTTCACCTATATATCCTATCCTTATTGAATCTGAAGATGGATACGTTACTTCAAAATTATCTTTAAGATAGAGAAGAATTCCTTTTCCACCAATATCTTTTTGCCAATTTTGAATCGGTCCAGTCATTCCACCAAATCTTGTTTGAACACTTGCAGCATTTGTGAATCTTATAGATTGAACTCCGCTTTTATAATAAATGACTTCTTCATTTTCATTAATTTTAAACCAATCTTCAACTATTATTTTCTTTTGGTTTTCAGTATTTTGAGAATAAAGTTTACTCCATTGATAATTATCATAACGGTCATAACTATTATTAAGGTTTTCTACTGGACTGTAAAGTGTATCATGAACATATCTTTCTGTAATAAAATAATCTGTTTTATCTATATTATAATCAGATGAATTTAAATCTTCTGGAGTTATATAAAACAATAATTTTTTGTTAATTTTAATACTTTTAAAATAACTCCAATATTTAAATCCAGAATAACCAATTCCTGTATATATAGGACTTTGATTTAATCTTATTATTCTATGTGAAACATATGAAGTAACATCTCCATAACTTTCATTTTTCACATGTTTTTGTTCTAAAATTCCTTCGATTAACCCTTCTGAAATTATTGTTTTTTCTCTTTCTGCTCTTACAATGCAAAATCCGGATATTTCATCAATAATGTCAGTTAAATCAACTGTTACAGAAATATTTGCAATCCTTACAACAAAAAATGATGAGTTTTTATTAGGACCTGAACCTGAAGAGACCATTCCAAGATATCTTTCCAGTATTTCACCATGATATATAGATGTTGAACTTAATCCAGTTTTACTTAATTCATAAAACTCAGGAGTACTTCCTGTAGATTTACCATTTCTTGATGGTATTGTTATGTCTCCAATCCATCTTACATGCAATAATTTTCCAGTCAAACTAATAGGCAAAATTCCTATTCGATATGTCTCTTTTCCCCAATATCCTTTTGCCATAGCTTGCATTGAACCTCTACCCATTTCTGCATCTGGTATCTCAATATCATCATAAACCATTTCTCCTGTATTTTGATTGAGATACTTACCTTTTCTTATGATTGGAACAACTAATGCATAGTTATCAGTAGCATATCCATATGTTGCTTGACCACTTGTATGTTGACCTATAAATACTTGATTTTCTCTGTATGTTATTCCATTGTAATTTACGGTTGCTATTATTCCTGATGGTGTTTTTGAACTTTTTTTTACTTTATAATAACAATTTGGCATTATGTATTTTACTGAACCTTCTGAACTTAATGGAAATAAACCATTTATCCTTTCATTCATTTCAAATTTTCCTGAGTTTAAATGTATTACATCAAAAGGAAAATATGATAAAATTGGTTTTATAGAACCGTTTATTTTTTGACCACAATTTACTTCTGGTTCTTCTTTTATGTTTCCTATAAGTCCATATTTTGATACATAATTTAATTCTCTACATTTCATAATTGTTGGTAAACTTATTGCGTATTCATCAATACTTATTTCTTCACCAACTAAAGATTTGAAATCAAAAATTGGGTTTATCGGATATTTTTTTAAGTTTATAACAGATACAAGTTTACCAGAAGTTAATTGTTTTAAAGAATCACTATAAAACACAAATATATCTACAAAGTCAAATTTATTACTCCAAGATACCATAGTAAATCTGTAACCATTTGTAGAACTTGAATTAGGTTCTCCAAATTTTGAATCGTACCAATAATTTACATTCTTGAAATTTTCATCAGTTTCAGTAAAATCTACAGGACCACTTGAAACACTGTATGGACCTTGCATTGGAGATAATCTGCTTGCGAATCCGTTTTCAGTTCTATACCTGTATGCAATGTAAAAACTTCCATATGGAAGATTACCTTCAATTTTTTCTACAAAATCCAATTGTGATGGATGTGATAAATTTGGATCAAAATCTAATATAGATATATTGGGATTCGTTATCATCAAAAAGTCATCTGAAATATTTTGAGGGTTAAATTTGTTAGAGTCTATACAAATGTATAAATCTCCTACAGAATAAACTGTACCATAATAATCCTTAAATGAACCCCTTAATACTAAATAATGATAACTTAATCTTATGTTTGCTAAATTAAAATTGTTCTTTGTTATCCTCTGTAAAGCATCAACATTCAACCATCGTGGTTTGTTATAATTGTCAGTCCAGTAAATACTTCCAGACCTGTTTGTTTCCTGATAATAATATCCACTTATTTTGTGATCTTTTTCAAAATTTAAGTTTGCTGTAATAATGTCAACTTTAGTATCATCTTTCATTATGAGAGTAATAATATCACTAAAATCATTATTACGCCCATCTGTAGTGAAAACATACAATTCATATGGAGTTTCAATTGCTCCCAAAAACACTCTGTTACCAGTTCCAATACTAAATACTATTCTGTTTCCATTTACAGGTTCCCAAGCAAAGTCTCCATTTTCCAAACTGGTAATTTTGGCATTCAAAGAATACCTCATTGTACCTGGTGGTTGTAAAGCTGGTTCATAAGAGGAATGAACACCTTGCTCAACTGTATTTATTGCATTATACATATGCTAAAGTAAATTTAAGTATCCAGGACCACTTAACGGAAAGTGAACCATTTGTGAAACAAATTCTTTGTGAACGTCTGCATTATAATCATCTTTTGCTTTAGAGTTCTTAATAGAAACACCAAGGTCTGTTTTCAATTCTCGAACAAAAGCCATGTCAACATGACCTAATTTCCCTTTTCTGAATTTATTGAATCTTTCTTTTTCAACTAATTTTAGTTTTATGAAATTTTCTACTACACTTTCATCCCCTTCATTCATTAAAGGAATTCCATTCGAATCAAGAACATGTAAAAGAATATCAATCGTAACATATTGTTGGTTTATATCACAATCCAAAACTATTTGATTGTTTCTTATTGTCCACGGAAAAGGAGTTAAACTCATCTGATCGTCCAACTTATTCCATTTAAAAACATATGAACTACCCATATAGTCCATTTCAGTACTTTGATAATAAGTTGTGTTAGCAAATACTTTACAATCTATACCCCAATCTCCTATAATTATTGCATTTATATGAGCTGCATTATCTGGAAGTTCAATCTTACAATCTTGAACTTTTCTTACTATGGTCTTTCTTTCGTAAAGATTAGTGTGCCCTATCATACCAACTGCTTTAATAGCCCATCTGTGCAATAAAGGTTTTTGCCTGATGAATATAGGGTCTGTTTCTTCGACAGCATTTATTATTGCCTGTGTTACCGGTATTCTTTTGTTTATACTCATTTTATCAGTTTTGCAAGGTCACCATTAAACAATTCATTAAACAAACGTGTTCTTATTAATTTTGCAGCCTTGAAACGGCATTTGTGTTTTTCCATACATTCACTTGTTATTTCAACTTTATATACCAATCCAGGAGTTTTAGGGTTTGATACACGCCTGTTATGAACATCCGGATTTTTCAAATGCTTTTTAAAGAATGGGATTCTTGTAGGTACTTCATAGGTTTTTGCTTTTATTTTTATCTTTCCAAAGTATCCAGGCAAATACCACTCATATCCTTTAAATAATGCTTCAGTCATATAATGAAAATATAACGAAAGTATTTTTCTGACAACTTTTTTGTCGTATTCGTTTCTTATGAAATATTTCTTTCTTTGAGCAGAATACTTCTGTATGTTATCTATCAAATCACCACTATTTAAAACCTTTTCCAAGTTTAGAGTATATTAATTTTAAATCATCAATACTGTTATTTATTGTATCAAAAATCCTGTTTTGTTCTATTTGGAAATCCTTTGTTAATATCTCAAGTACTATTCTTTGTGCTATATCTCCACCCACAGGATACTCATAATCTCCGGTAACTGCAATTACCTGGTCACTTAATTTTACCTTACCATTACCGGTATAAACAGAATTACCATCAGCAATGAACGTTTCCCCTTTACGAATAACTGTTGGACTCAAAGAAGCTGAGTCTTTGGTTAATATACCTGATACAACTGTATATTCAATACCATGTGATAAATTACTTAAATCAACAAATTCAGTTGCAAATTGATAACCATTAAGTGGATTATACAGTATACCACTTCCAGCAATGTCAGGTATATATGGATAAACATAATAATTGTCACCTAATCTGGTATATTGTTTGAAAACTTTACATCTGTTATCTTTATTAATTATCATTTCCATTAATAATGCATAATCTTGGAAATATATTTCTTCAGTCATTGAAGAAGTTCTAAGATTTAAAGATACCATATCCGGAAGTTCGATTATCCTGGGAATAGTAAATTTGCCAAAACTTACCGTACTGAATGGAATATTTGGGTCATCTGCAGAATTAACATTTGTACATGATACTTTTTTTATCCTTTGAAACCATTCTTGATCTACTCGTTGATAAAGTATCTGTTCTGCTTTGATAAAATAAGCACGATACAAATTTAACTTTGCAATAAGGTATGCATCTCTTACATAAGAATCATCAGTAAGTTGCCTAAGCAAAGTTTTTATATCCCATATTAATTCTTTAATTGTCATTACTAATGTTGTTTAGTTCGTTTTTCATCTTCCATTCTTGTGACACTTGATGCTCCAATATAAAGTTTAAATATATCATAATGAGCCGGTAATGATGCCATAATGTCAAGAACAGAATCATTCTTATCGTTAACTGTAATAAAATTACTTGATATGACACTCATAAATTTTTTGGGAATATGTTTTTTTGATACAAATACTAACTTATCATCATAGTATATTTTTACTTTTTCATTTGTTATGTCACATCTTAATAAAAGCATTCTGTTCTCATGTTTTTTTAAGAACTTTACAGTCGAACGCTTTATTCTTCTTTTTTCTTTGTTTTTATAATGTAAACTAATTACTGACCTTTTTTTGCTTTTAGTAGTTCCGTACCAAGTCTCAAACAAATCTATCTCAGCATAGTCTTTTGAATTTTCGTCATCAATATTATAACCATACAACCATATCGGTGCAAGCCACCCACCTGTATAATTATTTACTTTTATCAAAGCAAAAACTTGCATTGGTGGTTTATATAAATTTTTTGTTTCAATATAAGGTGTGCCAAAAATTCGTCTTGTAGTAATAACCTTATTTTCCTTTTCATCCCAATATTTTCCCTCAAGTGGGTATTCAAGTGTTTTTGTATTCATCCTTAAATATCCATAGTTTGGTTCAACACAGTTTTCCAGCATAATGCTTAAAGTATCTGGCCAGGCATTACACCATCCAGCATCGAAATAAAAGTGATCTCCATCTAAGTAAGATTGAGTAATTTCTTTGTTTGTAAAATCATAAAACATGTTTACATTATGTTTACCTTGAATTTTTTTTAAAAATTCATACATAATTTCTTCAGGATTTGGCCAATTTTTCCTGAATTTTTCAAAAAACAAAAACAACAAACCCCTAATGTTATTTATCAGGTTTTTCATCCTTATTATTTTTTATGAAAATATTTTTAATTACATTTTTCAGTGGTAAATATTTATCTTTTGTTCCACTTATCACCATTGCATTTTCAATAACAGAAACAATATAAATGGAAATGATGTAAGATAAGAATACAAAGTGAGCATTATTAAATACTGTACTTACAGTCCCTTTACTATCAAGAGAAAACTGATGAACAATAAATAATATTATTAACCAAAAACCCATTACTGCTCCTGCTCTTTTGAGTTTTGAAGAAGAAAATTTATATTTATCAATTTTATACTGCAATTCACAACATTCCGCTTCACTTAAATTCGCTCTGTTTTTATCAAGTTTATTTTTATATTCAATAAAGTTTACGTTTGAAGCCCAAATCCCAGATATTATTTCGAGTATAAATAAAACAATTAAAGCTATCATTTCCATAAATTGAATACCAAAATAATTGAATACATAAAAATTTATTGAGCCAATTATTAATGTTACAGGAAATGTAACTTCCAACTCATTATATCTGAATGCTGATGAAAAAAAATCTTTCATGCCTTCAAAACCAAATGGATTCATAATGAAGTTCATATTTTTTATCTTTTTGTAGCAAAAATTTATGTTATCTGTTCCACACATTTTTACACAATTAAGTCAACGAAATAATTCAGATTTGGGAAAAAACCCCCGGGATAAACCCGGGGATTTTTGAGTGTTGATTACGCACCAACAATGGTTACGCCTGAAGCTGTCTGCAATGCAGTATTGAAGTAGGTCAAGTACCCAAAGTTTGACTCATCAGTATAAAGGATAAACCTTTGAATGTCGCCTTTCTTGTAATTGGTCAAAAGCTTTTCTGCAGGTTCTGCATTTAAAGTTATTACATAAGTACGATAGGTTTTAGCTGCATCAGGAAGTGCATTCAAAATGAAATCTCCTTCACCTTCGTTAAGAAAAACCTTGTCGGGTGAATAAGAAGGAACATCCTGAAGCATTCTGCTCCCGATACCACGGCTGTATACACCATTTATGCCAGCCAATACACCGGTCGTGCCAACTGCTAAGGTAGCAATGCCAATTTCACTCTGGGCAGTTGCAAAACCTTTTGTCAGAAGAATCGTACTGATTCCTCTACGAAGCATAGGTCTTGGGGGATAATAGTTGGCATCATCAATGATTTCCAATCCCTGGTTTTGAGTAAGTGCAGCATTTGTAGTTACTTCTGCTGTAGAAACACCTGTAGATACCAACGATGCGGCACTCCAGGTACCCGTTACACTTCTTAAATACAAAGTACCGGCTGCAGTTGTGGCTGTAAAGTTACCTGAAGTTACATCAATACCGACCAACACGAATGTTGCGCCTGAAGTATCTTGGGTAAACACTTCACCTATAACTGGTAATGCAACAGAACCAGTTGTAAATGCTACAGAATGAACCAAATGAGAGGTTACATGATTTTTGGAGTCAGCATTGATTTTTGTGTTCAGTGCTGTATACATGTTTGAACGGTCTGTTGCTGCTGTACCGGTTAAGGTGGCAGGAGCAACATAGGTGTAACGACCAAGATTTTTTCTTGCCGTTTCATCTTTTTCCAAAGAATTACCAATCATAATTTGGTAAGTCGTTGAGGCAACAACAACTTCTACAGTTCTGCCAATTAGTGCTTTTTGCACAACTTCAGCTTGTGAAGAATGGTAATGAACACTTGCAACCCTGTCTTTAGGAAAGGGTGGAAGTATTTCTACCGGTGGAGTTGCTGTGTTGTCAGCTACGACAATGCACTCTCCTGCAAAATTTGGGTCTACTGCTGCTACATTCAGCACATTGCGACCAGTTGCTTGCAGAGTGTTGATGATGCCTTTTCTGATAATCACATTGTTTACATCCATTTTTGTTAAAATTTAAAGTTATTAATTATAAAAGCGGATTTTCCGCTAATTTTCGTTGTTCTTGATGTCATTTGTTAACGACTGGCTGCGATTGTAGTTTTCTACATTACCGCTAAGAACTTGGGCAGCTTTCCGGCATATCTCTTCATGGAGAACTTCGGGAAGATCACATTCAGTGTAATCATAAGCAAAAATTCCACTTATGATTTGTACTCCTACTTCACTGTATGTACCTATTATATATTTCTCTCCCTTTTTAATTGATTTGTCTCCAAGATCATCTGTAGCACCACCACCACCACCACCCATTACTAACCTTAAAATACCGTCAGTATAAGCTATAATTTCTGGTACTGCAGTTTTATAAATTGTAGGGCTGGTAGAATCTAAAGTAGTACCTATAGATACTCTTGCCGGTCTTGCCAGGTAAAAGATTTCAGCAGCTATTAATGTTCCAACATCACCAAAACGAATTTCTACACCTTGTTGACTTTCAATCCTGTAAATTCGTTCAGGATATTCAATCGAAGGGTAAGTATAAGGATTGAGTTCAAGAATGTTGTATTCATCATACGTAACAGGAATAGTATTAATCCATGTTCCGGAAATATTTGCTTTCATACTCAATAAAAGCATATAATCTGACGGAAAATTCGTCTTAGGTATTATTCCACCTGAAGCACTTAAGTTGCTTTGTTTTTTTACCAGAGTATACAATTCATCTCTTAATCTTTGTGAAGTCTGAAATGCATAATCCTTTTGTGCTTTACGAATGTTATCATACCTGTCAAGTATGATATCCATTATAGCTGTGTTTAATGATTCATCCTTTTTAAAAGTGTTAAATCTTGGTGAGTTAACACTGTCCAGGAAGAATGTTACCTTGTGATGAAGCTGTAAGATGTTCATTATTGCTGATTTTTAAATTATTTTTTATTTCTTTTACCTTTCGGTTTTTGAATTGGTTCTTCGTTTTCTGCATCAAATTCATCTTGTGAGATTTCATCTTCAGCAGATTCTTTTACCGGTTCAGTTGCATCATCATCATTGTCTGTTGAATACAAAACAACATCTTTTTCCTGAAGTTTATTACGAATTCTTGCCAGCATAATTTCATCCTGTTCAAGAACTCGTGCAGCTTCTGGAGCAGTCCATCCTATAAAATGGTCTGCAAATATGTGTCCTCTTTCAACATCATATCTGATAACACCAACTTTTTTTGCCATAGCTATCATTTCAAACAAAGGTCTGTTACGATCTTCAAATGCATTGATAACTTTTCCTGGGTTTAAAATTGCCATGTCAGCAATCATGTTACGAATCATTTTTACAGTAGTTTCACGACCAACGGGCAGTTCTAAATACCTTGCAAAGGGTTCAATTGAATCTTTGTTCATTGTTGAAACTTTTTGCAAAGCTTGTTTAATTAGCATTGCCTTACTGTAACTTCTCATTGCAATTTCGTCCGGGTCGATAATCTCAAACTCGGGGTCTACTGATGTGTTTATCGGACATCCTTTCAAACTTGGATGCATTGATAAAACAATGTAACATTTTGCCTCAAAATCCTTGTCCAAATTGAAAGTGTTGTAATCAGCAAGATATATACCTCGCCATTTTACATTTCCATCATCATAAATACGTACCACTATTCCATAATAAATTCCACTAATGGGGTCTTTGGAGTATTTAATGACTTTACTCATTTCCTTTTCACGTTTTGTTCGAATTGCTTTAATCTCAATAAGATTATTAGCACCTCTCGCTTTACGTTCTTCACGAAGGATTTTTACCATTTCATCAAGGTCAGCGACCTTAATTTTAAACTGGTCACCATATTCTATGGTTGGCACGTTCATCCGGTCCTCTTCTGTTTTAAATAACACACTCATTTTTTTGTTTTTTAAAAGGTTTATAAAAAGGGGGATACACAATCCCCCTGTTATTAAGCAGTTGCTGGCGGTTCAAGGATTCCACATGATTTAGTGTTATAAACAACAAGCATGTTTTCCTTGAGCATCTGAAATTCTTTACCGTCTACAGCGTTCTGTGCTTTTCCTTCACCGGTCATACCATTTTCATAGTAATATACCATGTTACGGTTAACACCTTCACGGCCACGAGTACGAATTTCAACATTAGGTTTACCTGTTTCGTTTTGGCTCATATCCATAAAATAATATGTGCAAGACATAGCAAGTTTACCATTAGTAAGTCTCCTGGGGAATTTCATTTCGTCATCCATCATAGGATTCTTAACAAAAACAATCTGGTTTCCTGCAACATTTAAAGTTGTAAAGTTGAAGCCAATTGCAGGGCTGGCTCCACCAATTTTTCCATCCTGGCTGATATTGTGAGTAATGTTATATACACTCGTACCACGGGTAGTAATAACATCGTTTGCATGGTTCATACCATCGGTTCCACAAATAGCATAATAAAGCTTGCCACCTGAAGAATCTGAACGTTTTTCCATATCTGTTACGATATCAGCGAAGTCATCATAAGTTGGTAATCCATCTGTTCCAGATGCTTCAACATCGTTTGAGCCACGGATTTGTTCGATATACCCATCACCTGCGGTTATGGGCATACCTGTTTCCGGGTCTACCATAGAAGGAGTTGCCAAAAGATTTCCATCTGAATCTTTCATAGTAGATTTTCCCCACCATTTTTCAAACTCATCTTCCATTAAGAACTGAGCCCTGGCCTGTGCTTCAATCCAATATGTCCATCCTTTTGCAGACTTTCCGGATTTTGAATTTTGAAGTACATACCACAATGTTCTTTCAGCATTAGCATCACCTGTAATTGCTGAGCCTTTACGCTGAATAGTCATATGATTTATAAACTGGTCAGGATAGTGAGCCCGGCCATAACCACGCAATGAGCGTTCACCGTGGGTGGTATAACCACCAAAACAGGTACGTTCTCCTACCTGTGGTGCTACCCATGTATCCCATGAAAATGTATCTCCAGGAAAACATTGAAATGTGTAGTTAAATGTTCCATCAACATTACGTGTTACTCGCATAACACGAGCCATCTTTCCGTTATAAAAGATTGTGTTCATATCCGGCTGGATATAGTCATCTTTCAGTTGGAGTGTAAAGAATCCGCCATGGGCTGTTGACCCTGCGGTTGGAGTACCTACTGTTGCAGTACCTATGATAACAGAAGCTTTTTGAATTCTTCCCATAATATGATATTTCCAGGCTTTGCCATCAATCAGCTCACCTTCCGGAACTTTTGGAATACGGGTTTTATATGTTTCTGTAGTTCTTGGTACAGTAAAAGCACCATTTGTAGCACCAGCAGTCAGAAAGGTCATTAAGTAACGTTTTTCAGCGTACATGATAACCTTGTCATAACCTTTAGAAGGATCGGTTGCTTGAGCATTAGTCAAGTTCAACTCGGTAGTACAGTCACGATTCCACCGACCTTCAATAATTTGAATTTTTGCCATTTTATTAAGAGATTAAATTAAACATTTAACCTCTCAATCAGCTTTACTTCTCGTCTAACCCAATCTCATCTTCAATACCTAAAAATCCAGCAAGTGGACCATCTTCATTTTTACGAGAATAATCAGTAGAAGAAGCAGCACCATGTTCACCTGATGGTGGAACATTATGCAAATCTTTCTTTATTGAAGTTGCTCCTTCATTGTAAGCTTTCCTTGAAGCTTCTTTGATTTTAGAATCGTAATATTTTTTTAGGTTTTGAGAATAAAGGTTAAACAACCTTGCGTTGACCTGTGTTCTTGCATTGTTGTTTTCCTTTGTCAACACACCAGAATTTATCTCTGCAATTAAGTTAGCCTTGACTGTTTCTGGAATTTTTAATCCAAGAAAAGTTTCAGTTTGCTTAACTACATCAATCATTTCGTTCTTTTCTTTTTGTAAATTGTTATTCATTTCTGACTTACGCAAATCAGAAGCTTTTTGTATTTTAGTCATTAAATCTTTAGTCATACTTAACTTAAGATTATTATAACTGTTGGTAATTTGCTTATACTTATCTTCAAATTCTTCTGAAGAGATAAGGTCAGCAACCTTTGAACGGGCATCTGATATATTTAATTTTTCAACATCAATCAAATAATCAGTAACAATTTGTTCAGGATTTGTATTAACCAGGTAATGGTCAAGTCCAGTTATTGGACTCATCATTTCTAACAAAGAAGAATCGGGCTGTTCTATACCTTCAATAAAAGACCTGGTTTCTGGATTATATGAACTTAAATCCAGTTCTGTTTTTTTTGAAGCATCCTCAATTCTTTTCTTAATTCCATTTATAAATTCTTCTTTATTATTCTTAGTCATTTCAATTCCAATCTCTTTTGCAATCGATTGGTAATCAAACTCTCCTTTTTTTACAGTATCAGCAACTCCTGTTACACTTGTTGCAGAAGTAGCACCTGCGAATACATCTTCTTCTTTTATTTCTTCTTCTCCAGTTGGGCCTGTAGGTCCTGAAGTAGATGTAGCTGCAGTACTTCCGGTTAAACCAGTAGTTCCTTTAGTAGTAACACCAGTAACATCAGATTTACCAGTTTCACCAGTCGCACCAGTTACACCTGAAGGAGTAATTGTTTCTCCTGTTGGTGTATTATTTTCATTATCAAAAATTCCAATTTCTTCTTCAATTGCTTGTCCGAAATTGTCATTGTCTAATTTTTCATTTTGTTCCATAACACACAGTTTTTAAATTTGTTGATTAATATTTTTTTCTTCCAAATCTATTTTCCTTTCATCACTCAAAGATTTTGTAGTTGTCTTAAAAGCATCCCCTTGTAATTTCATTGCCAATAATTCTTTCTCATGTTCCTGACGATCTTCTCTGTCTTCCCTTGCAAGTTCAAGTTGGAATTGTTGAGATTCATTCTGTAACTTGCTTTTTTCTTCCATCTGTTTGTTAGCGACACTTTGCGTGAGTTCCCATGCTTTGTCAAGTACTGATAATCCCTGTGTAATGGTTTTTGATAGTTCAAATTCAATTACATCTTTCGTTCTTAAACTTTGAGAATTTATTTCTTGAGCGAACAGATGACGAACTCTTGATTTTATATCTTCAACCTCTTTTCCATCCGTTAATTTCAAACCAATTTCTGTCAAAGGGAGTTCATCTAAAATTTTCATGAACTCTACAAGATTATCGCCATACTTAAACTTTGTAGATAATCTTTCAAGATAATTACGATTTAATTTTGTTTTTTCTAAAAGTTTCAATAAACTTTTTTCCATAAATTCATTTAAAAAGAAATAAATGTCTTTTGTAATATTTCTTGATGCATTAATGTTTTCTATTGTGCCGGTAGCTGTTTGAGATGAACTACTTAATCCTTCCCTTTCTTCATTTACACCCGTAATTCTGTCAATAGTTTTTTCAATAGCTATTTTCATACTTACCAAATCATTGAGTGTAGTGCCAGGTCCAAGGTCAAGTTTTTTTACCAGTTCTGCAGCATTAAGCACATCACGAGCATAATAGTTTCCTTCTTCTATTGAATTCACCTTTACAACCCCTTCTTCTGTCATATCAAACATAACAGACGAAAAACTTGAATTTTTTGGTGTTAAGGCTTCGTCATAGACAAGAACAGAACCTTTTAGTTTGCGTATTTCACGTACTATTTGCCACATTAATACATCATAAACTTCATCCAAATTATAAATTAGTTCCTGAATAGAAATTCGAAGGTTATTTACTGTACCAAACAGAAGGTGTATATAATCACTTTCAGCACGATACTTACCCATTTTGTTTCTTTGAATAACATTTTCTTTTCTTCCAAGGTCAATATGTACTGTTTGTCCAATTCGATAACCTTTAAACATTTGTTCTCCATATTGAACAGTAAAACCATATTTACCAGATTCAACATCTTTTTTAATCTTATTTTTGTTTTTATCGGATTCATACCATTCAGGCTTTATATTTAGATGGTATGGTACATTCGAGTTTGCGGAAGGACTTATTTTTGTATATATGGGTTTTGGAGAAAAAAATTCGATATAATATACAGGATATGCAGTTTCACCACCAATTGATTTTGTTATATCTTTTTCAGCAAAATCGTTAGAGGATTTTATTTCCTCTATTTGAGTATCAGTTAATTTAGGCCATTTTCTTAAAATTTGGTGTAGGTACATGTATTCCTTATGACCATGGAAAGGACTTCTTTCACAAAATGGGTCATTTGGTGTTTCCATAAATATTGCATTCTTACTTGGTATAAATTCCAAAGTATCAACGTCATTCGAATTACGTTTTATAATTGCATGACATTCACTTACTAAAACCAAATCTGTAAAAAGTTCAAATGCTCTTTGTACAATTTTTTCTGTTTCAATTTTTTCTTCCAAGATTATTTGAAGATATTTTTCGGTTTCCAACCTGGGCATTATTTTATCTTCTGCTAATGGATCAGTTACTTCTGGAATTTCTGCTCCGTTTAATACATCAATTCCAGTTTCTTTTTGAACTTCCATCAATTCCTTTTTTGCATACATCGCACCCTTCATAATAGCACGATTGCGTAATTTTTCCGTCTTCGCTTGAGGATTTAAAGCTTCAATATGCCCATCAAACTTTAAAGAAAGCATTTCACCAAGAAGAACTTTTGTTTTTGTCCGACCATAATTATACCTGATGAAAGGAACTTTGCTTTCTTTCCCATAACGTTTTGTTATGTAATTCTTACCAATGCTTTTACGAACTCCGTTGTAAGAATCGTATATATTTTCAAACAATACTTCTCTGTCTGAAGCATTCTTTTCATGAAAATCAATTGCAGCATCAATGTATTGTGCTATCCAATTATCATCCTTTTTAGATTCAGATACATCTATCTCTGGGAAATTTTTCAATTTCTTATATATTTATTAATAACAAAAAAAAACAATTTTCATTTGATTGTCAAGTATTCGACAAATTTAGAAACTTTCCAGGTGAGATTTTAATTCTTCTTTTATTAATTCAATATCTTTTTTATTTTCTTCTTTTTCATATTCATCAGACTTATTTTCTGCCTTACCGTAAATAGACATATGCTCAGCTTCTTTTCTTCTGTTTTCATCTATTTTGGGTCTTCTCCTACTGTCTATAATACGTATGATTGCATATGCTAATGCATCAGCAGAATCCCAGTCAGTACCGATATTTTCTTCATCATAAGATATTAAATCGTAAGTAATTTCTTTAAATGCATTTAAATAAATAAAATCGTCAACATACGATTGCAATATAGACATCATCCTCGGTTTCGAATATACTGTCATTTTAACTCCATAATCATTAAGCATTTTGCTGTCTGGTGAATCAAAACTTTTTGGTCTTGGTGATAAATACTTTTTAGCACCAGTATCTTTATAATACTGAATTACCATATCACTTTCAGCAGAAATCATAGTGTTCTTAAAAGCCTTATAGTATACACTAATTTTTAAAGACATTTCCCAAAATAATTCTTTCCTGGGTGGTCTTTTGTAATATAAAAGTACTGGTATTAAACCAATCTTTCCATCTTCATCCGGAATATCTTTATGGTTTCTTATAACAACCACAGCACCCAATGAAGAACTTGTTAAAGTATTGTCTTCGTTATAACCATCCACACCGACAATATCAAGGTCTTTATATCCAGTAGGATGCGAAGCAATTTTCACGATTTGCCAATCTTTATCAGAAGACCTTGCTGGTCTGGGTTTCACTTCAAAAGGAATTTTAATATCCCCATTTTTATCCTTTACCCAATCTAAACAATATTCACCATAAGTTAAATTTTGTTTGGAATCAATATCAAAAAGATTTTGATATAATTTATCATTATCGAAATGATTACTCCCTGAAGAATTAAATACATCATCCAAACATCTTGGATATGACTGCTTCCATTTTATTAATTGTTTTTTGTCTGGATTTTTTGCCCTTAATGCAATACCTTCTACAATTTTTTCATCAGCATACTTAAAATCCTCACAACCAATTAGTTGCTCTTTCCTATATCCTTTAAAATCCTTGTCTAAATTTGGAGTATCATGACAAGCATTACCTTTTGCATCAACCGCCCCTCGGTAATATGGATAGTAATAGTTTGCACCGTGAATAAAGAAATACTTTAATTGATAAGAATCTCGGTAATTATAAAATGTTTTAAATGCCTTGCTTCCTTTGAGCATGTTTCCACCGGTACCATAGATAAAAAAAACGCCAATGACCTTATCTCCAATCATTAACCCTGGCTTTAAAGAATCATGTGCTTCAAGTGCTTTTTCAAAATGACCCGTTTCTTCCATAACAATATGGTGAAAATACTCACCTTCAAGTTTCTCAGCTTGGTCATGCAAAGTTTTAAAATTCAATAAGGCATTTAAAACTTCTCTTTTTTGTCCGTTTATTATTTCAGGATATCCTATATGAAATTCGTCATCGTTCTTCCGCAACCAATTCACCATTAATTCTGGTGGAACATTATTAAAATTTTTGTAAAGTTTGTTTCTGAAACCAGTAACCCATGTGTCCAGACCACTAACTACTCCCATTCGATAATCGTCAATGAAACGCATTCCATGGTTTGCCCGGGAAATAACCATTAAGGATACACCTTTACGTCTTGCTTTAGGAACTAAAATACCACTACAGTTCGGGTCTTTTTCGGCCTCATCCATTAATAAAAAAAACCTGTATTGTGTGTCCACAAAATCAGGTCTTATACTTCCATAGAGTCCTTCCAGAAATTGGAAATTTAACCAATAATAATATGGTCCAGGTATCCAAATACCACCTGTCGTGTATCCATTCAAAAGTCTATCAAATTGCTGTTCCCACCATTCAAGATAAAGTGGTGTATTAACACAATCTGGATTATTCAAACTATCGGCAAAATGTGGAATCTTACCTCTTACAGGATAAGGGTCAAAATTACGTTTCTTTATTATGGGAGAATAATATTCACTCATTATTAATCGGTTAACAAATCACGATATTCTTTTCTCCTTCTCATTAACCTTTCTATTAATGATATTTTTCTTTCTCCTGAAAGTTCAATCTTTTCTTCTGATCTGTCTATTTCATTTTCGATTAAATGTAACCGGTCTTCAACCAATTCAATTGCTTTTAAAATAGAAGTAATCCGGGCGGGCTCTTGTTCCGTATCAAGACTCTTGGATAATTGTACAAGTTTCGCTGTGTATGTATCACGTTTAAATTTTAAAGTGTCAAAAATTAAACTTTGGTATTCAGATATAGCTTCTTTCAGATTTTCAATTTTTGAAATATCTGGTTTGTCTTTACCCCATACTCTATGCATAGCTAACTGTTGTCGCTCAATCTTTGGCTTTAACTTGTATGGGCTATAAGTGTAATCCTCGGATAGAATTACAGTAAATACACCTGGCATAACACAACATTTTAAAAATATCCAGAACCTGTCGTTGCTTCAATCATTTTTATTACAGCATCTCGCATATATGCAACCGGATATCTGTTGATTACAAAATTAGGCATTTTGTCAGTTTCAATCAATATATCACTATCTGTATCAATATGTATAATCTCCAATGAACCTATTCGTAAACCGTATTGCCTTTCCAATATGTAAGCATATGTGCTTAATTGAAGAACCATTTTGTTATAATCACAATCCTCAAGATAATCCAATGGTTCAAGCATATATCTGTCATAATGCTTTATCCTACCTTCTTTAATCAGTGTAGAATCAAATCTTATCTTATTGAAAAGATTTGTCTTAATATCTTTCAAATCTACAACATTAGAATTTTTCTGCCTGTAACAAAAATAATCTATCCGGCCAGTTATGAAATGTTCATACAAACAAATATTCGCTTCACTACTTATTTGAACATATTTGCTGAAATAAATCCATAACTCATTAAAAATTTCTGACATATGGTATGGTACAGGCATACCACGAAAACCAGAATCCATTATATCGTGAATGTAATTCCCATGTTTCTGACTTATATCAGCTTTTGAATCCCAAAGTTTTAATACCTTCTTTTTTTCTTTTAATATTTCTTGTTCAGTAACTTCTCTTCTTTGTTTTAACTCTTTTCGCAAGTTTGCCCTGGCAACAAAATAAGAAATCTTTTCTCTGTCAAAAGGTTCACAAAAACTTTTTATCATTCTTGTTGTACTCAATGGAACAACATCAGGATATTTTTTTAAAATATATTTGTGTCCTTTTTCAATGAACTCTATTGATGTATCTGTTAAAAACATTTTATTTTTTTTTAATATTATTTTTTCCCCTAAATAATAAAGGACAGAACTTGATGTATCAAATTCTGTCCTTGTCAATCAAATCAATTGTAATTTAAAAGTCATCTGCAGCAATTTCTTCAGCAGTCTTTACCTTTTGCTTCTTAACCTCTGGAACATTCTTGGGTGCTTTTGAAGCAGGTTTTGAACTTTTATTTAATGGATCTTTCTTTGACGAAGTTTTACTCTTTTCAGTTTCTTCAACTTTTTCCTTAGTTTCAACATCCCCTTCATCTTTCTTTACGAAAATTTCATCTTTTGGCTCTTCTTTATTATCAGGAACATTAACACCAATAACAATGGCATTTTTACGTTCCAATTCACTAAGAAGTACTTCACGAACCTGTTCATCGTTCATCTTGCGAATCGATTCCAAATCATGTGGCTCTGCATCTTTGAACAAATCCAAAACATATTGCCGGGGTTCCATCATTCGCAATTTCCGGTCATTGACAAATTTTTCTACATTACCAACAAGTTCGTTTGCCAAAGAAACCATATGAGAAAAACCAGAATAAGCCGTATCATATGTAACCTTTGGTGAACTCATACCAATTGTCTGACCATAACGATTCGTAATCTTACCGGTTATGATGTAATAATCATCCTTCGCCTTTAACCCTGTAATAACTGTATTCTCATACAACCAATAGGCCCGTAAATAACGTTCGTCATTCTCCTGGTCCTTCAAAGAAAAATCCATCTCCAGGTATTTTGATAAACCATCTTCCCAATGTCCTGTCAACTGAAGAAAAAATAACTTCAATTTTTGAATGTGGTCAAAAAGATCATTCGGAATCGGTGTGCGAAATGTCAAAGAAAAATCAACAATGGCATGTATGCCTGATTCTTTCTCTTTAACATCTGTTCCATTGACAATGATACCACCTCGTCCATCATCAACAATCTTGAAATGTTCTACTTTCATAATGTCATTTTTTAAAAGTTAATAATTATATTTCCCATTCAACATAATCTGTTTCTTTCATAAACCATTCGTATTGCTCAGCACTGTCAAAAATGTAAATGTAACCTGAAAGACTCCTCTCATTTTCATCAAATAACAATAACATCGCTTCGTAATTCGCACTCCTGACCATTTCTAACGAATTACGCAATATCATACGACCCATACCACTGTTACATACTGATATAAACATCCATCCAATTTTGTACCTGGCAACATCCATCAGTAAATGTTCATTCTTTATTATATATTTATCTGACATAAACATCTTTTTTAAAAAATGGCCGGAGCGCATTCCTTAACTCCGGCCACATAAGGTAATTAAAGCTATGAACAACCTTCCAACTAAATTTAGCCGGAAATATTTTCAAATGTAATTATTATTTCTAAAAATTACAATAATCAAGTTCAAAATTTATTAACATATTTGTACTAATATTTAAACATTAAGTGATAAAATGATGGGTTTTTCAAATATGAAAAAACACCGGCTTGGTCTTTTAAGCCCCAAACCGGTGATTAACCCAAAAAAAATAATTATGAAAAACACTTGGCAAGGACCCTACTTGCCCAAGTAATATCTTAATCGTAATCGTAAAAATTGTCCTCTAATATCTTTAAATACAAAATATTCGTAGTTAATCCCAAAACTTATCCCTCGTCTGGTTAAATATCCTATTCCACCATCTATACTCTCCCAACTCTTCCAACTCTCCATACTATTCCCTAAAGACCCTTCTAAATAAATACCTCGCCTATATTTGTATTCTATCTTTTCCTCTGATGGCGGTGCCGGATTGTTGATAACCCAATTCTCTATGATCTTTTCCTTGTATACACGGTAATGTGGAAAACTTAACTCTTCCAATTCACCAAATACCCTCGCATACCATACTAATTCGAAATCCTCACTCTCCAGTATTCCATCATATTCCTTCTCATAAATATCAACCGTGTCTGTTCCGTCATCACTTAATAAAAAATATTCGTGTATCTTTATCGAATCTACTGCCGTCAATTCCTTCTTAATGTATTTGTAACCTAAATATTTAAATATCGTGTCTCGTATCGTATCAATTGTACTCTTACTCAATAAACAACTGTCATACTTCGATATTAAATAATTCCGCTCTAATTCAAATTGTTCCATCTGAGCAATATTTAATCCGTCAACATGCTGACGCTTGATACATTCCTGAATGTACAAACCGCTCATTAATACAAACAATATAAATAATCCTATTAACTTTATTTTATTTATCATTGATAAGGTATTTTATGTAAATAATCCAATCCAGTGCATCGAAAATCAACATGTGTCCAACTACTCGTCCCTAATTCTATTCCCGTTAGTAAATAACGACTGTGCAATAACGAATATTTCCTCTCTATGTAATCACTCAATTCTTCTACTCCTATTCCTGTACTTCGCATATCTACCGCATCACTCCGCTTGTGTGAAGATTCTTTAGCACCTACATCGCAATCTGGTGGCCGATATCCACTGTACTTGAATACACCTCCCCAATACCAATTGTTTATCGTTAATATACCACCAAAAGTCTCCTTTATGTGTGAACAAAATAATACTACGTGTGGCCGTACAAACCATATACTTCGTCCTAATCCCCAACGTTCTACCGTCTCCGGTGGTACAAATTCTTCTATCCTGAAACTTGTGCCAAATAAACTCATCCGTCTAACCTGTTCCCAAATATTAATAATATCGTTACCAGAAATATCCATACATATAACTCCCCTCGCCAAAACCTGCTATCCTTTGAACCAGAATAATCCCAATCCCAGCCGTTAATGTAATTGATTATCATATCATATATCCAGTAAGAACAGCCAAATGCAAGAAATAACGTAACTACTCCTCCATGCCACGGACTTAGTAACAAAAACGGATTAATTACATAAACACCCCATGAAAATAATGGCAAAATCCCCATAAAAAGCAACAATCCTACACACAACCTTCCGACAATATGCCATCTCTTGCTATCTCGCTTATCGTTCCGTCTTCTCCATCGAATCACGTAACCGTTCCATATCCCAAACAATATTATTAATAAGTGTACCATATCTATTCCTTTTTTACAAAGTTATCTTATACCTAAAAAAAAATCAAAAAAAAATTTTGAAATTTATGAATCCATAAGGCCATCTGCTTCTATATGGAAAGCCTTATAGGTTTCCTTCCAGGGGGGCCATCATTTTATTGCTATGAATAATTTTATCTATAATGGCAAAGTGTTATCAGGGATAAACTTTGTCGGGCAGCCGTCAGGCATGTACCAGGTTATATTGATAAGTAATGGCAAGGTACTCGATTATACAGAGTGCTTGCCAATTGTCAAGCCTGGTATGGCATCAACGACTACCATCCCGTCTTGCAAAAAAGAATTAATTTCTTTCTTGCAGGGCCTTGGTGTCATATCCAATACTATTCTTGGACAAGCAGGAATAGATAATGTGACACATTTATTTAACATCTACAGGATAAACCCTATCTTATTACCAGAAGAAACGGGTATGGTGGATGACAACTATTGTCTTAACTAAGTTAAGGGTGCTTCGGCACCCTTTTTTTACCATCATCTTATTGATGAATGGCGAGCCAGATGCCAAAACAAATCCACAGGGCAGTGGTAATATAAATGAAAGTAGTTAACGTTAGGTTGACCAATGATAACGAGTTAAGAGCCGTTATCATTATTTTCGGCCACAAATATTATGTGGCCGAAAAGGCATTCTACAGCCCATGTGGGGCTGTAGAATATTCATTCAATATCTATAAGTACAAAACAGAGAAATCTGTGTATTTTGACTGCTGCCATAACGGCCAAGGTTCATGGCAGATGAACCAAAATACACGAAAGCCATACAGTACCCTGACGGAGTATATTGTCAGGGTGCTGAAGACTTACTTAAGAGAGGGTTAAACCTCTCTTTTTTTTATCTTCACAAACCATCATTTTACTAACTTAAAACCTTATACTATGAAAAACATGGTTGTACATTGCAAGAAAGCACCGTATGATGTGTATATCGGAAGACCGAGTAAATGGGGTAATCCATTCACACATAAACAAGATGGTAAAACACTTGCTAAATATGTTGTGGGTAGCAGACATGAGGCTATTGAAGCATACCGTGAATGGATTACCAATGGTGAAGGCAAATATTTATTAAAGCATTTATGTGAACTGAAAGGCAAAGTGCTTGGGTGTTGGTGAAAACCATTACCTTGTCATGGTGATATACTTGTGGAGTTAATTGCAAAGTATTGCAAATAACATTTGCCATCATATTATTAACTTAAAAATCATATGCTATGGAATGGACAATATTTGAAGTAATAGTCTGGATAATACTTGTTGTGTTTGGGATAGCAGGTTGGGCAGACATACTTGGTTTATCAAAAAGAAAAAGGGATTGACCCTTTTTTTTTTGATTTCTATTAACCATTAAACAACAAAGCTATGAAAGAACAAGACAATGAATTATGTACTTGTTGTGGTAACGAATACCACAATTCATCAGACATTAGCAGCATTCGCATTTTTGGTTATTGCCGTGAATGTATTTCAGTTATGGAAGAATTTGAACGTTCTATGCCATAACACCATCATTAACTTGGCAATATTGCCATAATTAAACTTTAAAGCTATGAATAAATTTTTGATTAACAATGTTGAATGCATATTGCATTTAATAGTTGACAAGAAAAGAGGGCACTTCATAATCGGAGCAAAACTTCCTGAAGAGCCTAAAGACAGTCCAAACTTTGTTGCCAAAACATTATCACCTGGCAATCTCATAGAAGAGATGAAGCATCTGGGATATCCGGTTGTAATCCCTAAAAAGGAAAGAGACTTCATCAACGTCTTAATTGAACAATCTTCGATTAGCAATGAAGCTGTTGCCACTGCCGTCCTTGACTCTTCAAATGAAGAAGTTGAGATTCACATTGCTCATCCTGCATTCGTTGAATTTGCTCTTGCATAATTCAACTTCATAGCAATCCCTGTCATTGACAGGGATTTTTTTTCTTTTCTTTTTCTTAATTCATACATTTACAGATTCACACATTCAATTCAGACCATCATTTACTTGGTAATATTGCCAACAATATAAACTTTAAAGTTATGCAAAAACGTTTAGACAAAGGGTATGGGATTTCAAAAATCCGTTTCATTATGACTGTTAATGAAGCTGAAGTCGTAAAACAACTGTTTCATGAAATTCTGCATGATTACAATGATTCGGAAAATACTCCTATGAAAAAGAAGGTTGAAAAACACGACACATCGAACACTGAATTACTTTCTCCAAAAGAAAGGTTAAGTATTCTTTGTGAAAAAATGTTTGGTGATATCCAAACTCGTGAAGAATGTGCAGCAATTCTTTATGACCCTGTACAGCCTTTTGCTGAAGATGAGTCAAAATCCAGCTAACCCTGAAACATCGTATGATTATGTAAAACCTTGCACAACGCAAGGTTTTTTTTTAATTCTTTTCTCACAAATCCAATTCACCTTATTTATGTATCTAATTCATGAACCCTTTTGCATAGAATGCATTTTTTTTACATTTTGATACCAGGGTACCACAGCACATAAATCATTCACCACAGCCACTAATGTATACACCATCATGCAATCGCTCATCCATAAAGCCTTGTTGTTTTGCACAACAATGCTTCATGGATTCACTCATGCACACTATCGGGCTACGCCCGACAGTGGTTGGTGTGGTTTGAAAAAACCATCATTTTCACAGTATTTGATAGTTTTCTCCATCATTTACTTGGCAATATTGCCACAAAACTTCAAATTCATAAGCTATGAACTTGACGAAGTTTAAATCCGACATCCCGGTGACCAACTATGGCACCCTGGATGACGGGCGTCACAACTTCACCATTGAGGTAGTTAAGGTGCTGGAAAGCGACCGGATAAAAAACCTCGAAGGTGAACGCAAGACGCAAGCAGAACTCGATGAAGCCGGTGTTGACTACACCGACGAACACGAGCAACTGTTACTCGGTATCCGTGCTGAAAACGGACAACTCGCATTTCACAGATTCAACATCGTTGGATTTGTGAAATTCGATGAACTGTCCGATACTACCGGGTATTTCCGTTCGAGCCATCCGGCAGGATACGCTGTCGACGTTGAAACAAAACGTCGGCTGATTTCACCTGTTAAGGAAAAGGCTGCCCTGAACATTCTTAACTCTATGTTCGCTTCGTGCGAAAGAGAGAAAGAACCTGGCGTTTGGGAAGCCCTACCCGTAAAAGGTGCAAAAATCAACGACCTGCCCGGTTGCCGGTTCAGTGCTGTTGTTAAAAACCGCACTTATATGAACCGACAAGCACCCCCCGACATCGGCTCGTTCAACAAGTGGGGATATACTGGCTCAACCAGCATCCTCAACGGTAAAGTTGAAGTCATCAAAGCGAAAGCTGTCGATGACAACTTCTAAACCAAAAAGCCCCTCATCCAAGAGGGGCTTTTTTTTACATCGGGCTTTGACAAAAGATGATGAGAGGTATAAGATTGCAAATATAATGAATATTCTTCCTGAATCCATCTTTTTTTTTCAAAATGATAAATAATGCACCGAACCGGTTCATTAAATTCACCTAACCGATTCATAAGTATTAATCCATCTCGTACTCTTCTAACTTTGATGAGTCAGAATCCTTAGAAAGCATCTTTCGCTCACTTCCGTTCTTCTCTAACATCTCTATGAATAGTATCCTGTTACCCGAAAACATTACACTCGGATTTATGTAAAATTGATCAACATACCTCGCCTTGGCTATTATATTCCGGTCAATTAACTCGTCGAGTCCTCCGTATATAGACACTTTAGAATTGAGTCCAGTACTGTTTTTCACGTCTTGACTATTGGGATCGATTTTAACGATATCAGAATTAGGTTTCATATTTTGGATAATAAGGTAAAGGATTTTTTGAGCTTTAGGAGAAAGGCTAAGCCAAGCGGTCATAGTATTAATATACATTTTAACAAATTTATTAGCATCTACTTTTCTTTTTCTAATAAGGACAGGAGATCCTTCGAATTCACCAGTAGACTGATTAACGATAATTTGTTCAGTACCGAATTGTTCGGATTTAACTGTTTTGATAAGCGTAGCTTTTAATTGGTTAATGAAAGGATTTTTCTGAAATCTTTGACGATCTTTGTATTGGATTTTAGGTTTCATAAACTATGGTTTTTAAGTGTTATATAAGAGTATTAAGAGGGGAAGTATTTAATTGACTGATACACAGGAGTGATTAGTTCACGTAGTATGAACTGGGAGTTCAGGAACTGTGAACTTTTTGTACACTTTATATGGGGAAAAACTGAACTATTATTAGATATTTTTAGTTCACTATATTTGTACTTTTTGTTCACAGGATAAGGGATATTAATGAACTACAAAAGTATTACAAAAAAGTTTGAAGGTCAAGGACAGGCCATCATTTACTTGCTAACAAAAATAAACTTAAAAAAAAGAGTCATGAAAAAGTTATTAAAAAAGGATTTGTATGAATCGATGATTGGGATTTACACATCATTAAGGGATGAATTATCTTCATTAAGTGAAGATGAACCAATACGGGATAAATTAATAAATTCATATTTTAAAATAATTTTTCATTTTTTTCACAAAGATGATAAAGACGATAAGATTAAAGAGACATCATACAAACATTTGGTTAAGATTTGTTCACACATAAATACTTTTTTGTTGACAATGAATATACTCACGTCACGTTTTGTAAATTCTTTAATAGCTAGTAATTATTCAGAACCAGGTATTTTAAATTCAGAAATTACAAAATTAAAAGAACTTTCGAAAAATCATATTGGTCCTACAACCTATATAAATTGTAAGATTGCAGAGTGTTATTCCAATGTATTAGAAGAATACTTAACTGAGCCAGATTTTGTTAGTTTTACTGGTAAAAGGCGGGTCAAGAATTTTGAGAATGAATCTATGAGTTTATATTTTCAGATGTTTTATGATATATTTGAATATATGCGAAGGGATTCAGTAATTACAGATAAAGAATGTTTGATACTACAAATTACATATGTAATTCTTGACGGGATTGTACAAGAAACTAATGAATCAATTTTAAAAATTGATTCAAGTATTAAGGATAAAGTTTTAAAACATATATCATCAATAAACAAGAATTGATTAAAAGATATTCCTGTATAACAGCAGGGATTTTTCATGACGGAGTCCCGGTTTTTGTTCTTCTCCGGGACTCTTTTTTCCTTTTCATTTTTAACCAATAAATAATAAAAGTTATGTGTATACTAATAGATAGGTTTGAAGAAGAAGAAGAATTTACTGGATGGAAGGTTGCAGTACTGAACAAAAAAACTGGTAAGTTATATTCGCCAGCGACAGGGATGCTTTACAAAATAGGTCCGGTAAAAATGATTAAGGTATCTAAAGCTATGACTACTTATTTTAATCATAATTTTAACACAAGAGATTTGACCAAAAGTGACCATTGTCGTTTTATAAGAAAGGAATATTTTGGTAAAACTTCTGTATTTGTTGAAAAAGAAGATGCTTTAAAATTACTTTCTGGGCTTAACAATTGGCATAATAAATGTTCAGAAAATTATTGTTTCGTATTGATAAAAATGACATTGTCGGGTAAATTGTGGAATGCAGTAATTGGTAGATATGGATATGGTGAAATGATTCTTATTGCCGGAACAATTATAAAAGATATTACCTTATTACAAATCAATAATTAAAAACATACAGTCATGAAAGACAAAGAATTTGTATTTATTCCATTACCTGAGTATTCAAAAAGTGAAGCGATGAAAATGATTGCTCAAAAATCCTTTGACATTAATTCTTTAGAGGTTACTAATATTTTAATGGACAAATTAAAAGAACTTGATGAGGACAGTAGTTCTATAATTATGGAAATAATAAGTTTTCTCAAAGTTTATGGATGTGATTTCGAAAATTTTATAAGTAATTACTTTAAATCGAAGACTGATGGAAATTCTTTTTCATTAAGTTTTAGTTTTATGGGTAATGAAGATATTAATTTGGAAGAATTGATGAATATATTAAATACTACAAAAAACATAACGGATGATGATTTTCCATTAAAATCAATACATGCTTTTTTATGTCTAATTAAAGATATAGTTAATGATAATTTTGATTTTAATTTCAGTTATATGGGTAACCATCATTTTGACAAAACTCGAATGGTAAATATTTTTTCTATATCATTCGGCTACAAACTTTATCAGTTAGGATATATAAGTGAAAATCAATGTCAAATATATTTGAATACGTATTTATATATCGTACATTTTGTAGAATTCATATTTGATAAAAAGAATAATTCAAATAACTCATAGTCATGAAAAACAAAAAATATTTAGCAATTTCAAACAAAGGCGAAATTGAAACAGAAGCTTTGTATTTGCTTGGCATTACTGATAAAAGGGATGTTAAAGGTAAAAACGTAAAAAACAAAATTGGTTATTTTGGTACAGGTATCAAATATGCTTTGGCATATTTACTCAGGAACGATTTTAACATTAATATTTACAGTGGTCTGAAAAACATACATACTTCAACTATTGACAAGTCTTTTCGCAACATAGATTATAAATTGATATTGATTGATGATATTGAAACAAGCATTACGACTCTGATGGGTGCTGATTGGAGTTTATGGCAAGCTATAAGAGAGATTTATTGTAATGCAATTGACGAAGGTGATTCAACATGTTACGTATGTGACAACAAAGAAGATGTTTTACCGATTCGTAAAGGTTACACGACATTTTTAATTGAACTTAACGATGAATTAAACGAAATTTGTTCTAATTGGGATAAATATTTTTCAGTCAATACACACGCAAAGTACCGAAATGAATACGGAGCAATTTTATCTTCTTCACGTGAAGGAAACGTAAGAATTTATCGACACGGAATATTATGCTATAATAATGAATCTTTATCTTCACTATACGATTATGAATTTGACTTACTTAAAATTGGTGAAGACAGATTGGCTGATTATTTTGATATTCTTTCAATATTAAGTTTGTTTTATGAAAAATGTAATGATGTTAACATTATTAAAAATTTCATTGAAGCTTCAACAAATTCAAAGTTTATTGAAAGCAAAGTCAATATGTCTGGATTAAATTTATTATCCGAATGGAAAGAAGCATTAATAGGAAAAACCATTGTTCCTTATGAATACAGTGGATTTTACGCAAGTAATTCTAATTGTGTTTATCTTAATCTTGGTTTGTATATAAGTCTTTATGGTAAATATTACAATGAACTTAATTTTGTTCATGATCCCTTCCAAGATAAACCAAAAAATTTGGATATTACTGGTTTGTCTGAAGAGCAAAACAATAATTTAACTAAAGTTTTAACTCTTTTTATTAATTCTAATTATAAATTAAGAATTAAAAAGATAATAGCTATTAAATCACCTGATTCAAAATACTTTTATATTGACCGTAATAATGCTATTCTATACTCTAATATTAAAAGTTTTAATAGTCAGTTTGATTTAGCAAACATAATTATTTCTGCCAACACATATTACAAAAATAATTTATCTCATAAAAACGAAATTTTTGTAAACAGTATTATTTTTGAACTTATAAAATCGATGGAAATTAATACTAACATTAGTTTAGATTATTAATGTTTTCAGTATTTATCTTATATTTTCATCTATTTTTATCGTCTTGGGCTGTTAATTTGCTTTATTAATGTTACTTCATGGATAATTTTCATAACTTGTTATGGGTATGTTTCTGGCACTCTATGATAGACATTTTGGCAAATAACAGTCCTTTTTTTTAATCTACGGCATGATAAATTATAAAAAACCATCATTTATTTACCAATTATTAATTAACTAAATATTATTAAAATGGAAAATCCAGAAATTAAAACACAGGAAACTTTTAATTTTCCCGAAAAAGAACAGATTGCTAAAATTACTATTCATCAGTTAGCACAGTCCAGAAATATTGTTTCTTCTTCCGGAAAACCATTTCCAAACCGACCTGAACATCCGGCTTTACTTTTAAGAAGAATCCATGAATTACTTGAAAAAGCAGAAATTAGTTTTTTACAAGAAGACATTATTGTATCAAAATTAAATTCATCAAAAGATTTTGAACTTTCTGAAATGCAAAAAGAAGGTTTTGATCCACTAATGCCAGTACCGTTTAACAAATGGGTTTTTCATAAACTTATTACAAGGATTGTTATTCCTAATGAATATCCACCCAAACATAATGGTGTTATTGCTGTAGCATATAACCAAAGTGGTGTTCAAATTGCATTTGGTTTGAATTACACTGTATGTTCAAACTTGTGTATTCTTGGCGGTAAAGGTTCAATCTTGAGTACTTCCGGTTTAGGAAACGACAACGCAATTGAATATTATGAAATGATTGAACGGGTAACACATTTTATAAATGACTTCAAACAAGTTTGTTCAGTAAATGGTGATATCGTTAAGGCTATGCAGAAAGTAAGAGTAAACCTGGATAATGATATGATACCAACTTTGATTGGTCATTTATTCATAATGACTGTTAATTCTGGAAAAGGTGAAAGAAAAGTACCGTTTCTTAAAGACGACATTTATCGGTTTGTTATGAAACTTCGTGAAGCGGCAGACAGTAAAGAGATTAAAAATGCTTATGACCTTTACAATGTAGGTACAAGCATACTTATTCCGGAAAATGTAGGATTAGAAAGCATTATTGTTTCAAATCGTTTATGGGCCGAATTTATAATCAAAATGATTATGAATACCGACCCGGACAAATTAACAAATAATTATTTAAAAATCATTAACACTTAAAGCTATGATTGAAGAAAACAGAGAAGAAATTTTGTCTCAAAATGAAAAGAGACTTGCAGAATCAATTCTTTTAACAAGAATTTCAAAAACAAAGATTGACCTTTTAGTTAAAGATATATCTCAAGAACTAAAACACAATCCAATGGGAGCTGCAGTATCAATTGCTGTAGTTTCAGAAATTCTGAAAAAGATTAAAGAATCAATTTCTGATGATGTATTCCGCACGATTAAATCTTCTGGATTAAAAACTGTTAATATTGGTGGTTTTCAAATCCAATTCGTTGAATCACAAAAGAAAGAATTCTCACATTGTTCATACCATAAATGGTTGACCAATGAAACCAAAAGAATTGAGAAACTAATGACAGCTATTGATAAGTCAATTGTTGACACAAAAACGAACAAACGTATTTCACCTGTAAAGTATAAAGAACCGTCTCCATACTTTAAAGTGATTATTCCAAAATAACATGAAGTATTATAAATTTAAACCGAACGCTGTTACCATTCTGGGTAATTATATGTCAAAAAATCCAGCAATGCAAAGACGTATACATTCAGCCCAGAAATTTGTTCAAAAGTTTCCAGAAGTTTACCATTGTTATGATAACATCCATGGGTTAAACAAGGATTGGATTGCTTTAAATATAGGCAAACAATTCTTGGGAAGTTGTCAAATTCTTGTTGTACCTGCCGAAACCGTTCAATTAATACGACAAGATAATGAGAAGTACATTTTGCCCGTGCATTCTTTGCAGAATGCAATTGATTACAGGCAATGGAACCTAATGAATGGTTTTGACAGCGTTTCGGTTTTTTTATTAATGTTCTACTCTAAGAGAACATTGTTTATGTTTACTGGTATATACAGGTTGATAAACAGAAATTCTGTTTATTCTTACCAAGGAACTTTAAATGGTTGTAGATTATTTGCAAAGCAATTTCTTGGTGAGGATATTTCAATAATTCTGTCCAGGAAAGTTGAAATGCCAAAAAAGAATCGGAATTGGAAATTATTAAAAGTTAACATATGTGAAACTTAATAATCATACTTATGTTGTGTCAAATTTGTTTTAAACGAAAATCTGTTACTTTTTGGTATAAAATCGATGACCGAAATATACGTTATCATTCTTGTAAATATTGTATTGGTAAAACATACGAACAAGTAACAGAGTTACGTAAAATTAATTTTCCAAAAATTCAAGGATGTATTTTATGTTGCAACTTTAATAAAAAAACCGGATGGTGTAATTTGTATGATTGTTATGCTGTTTCAATCCTTAATTGCAACAACAGATTTGTTTATAAATAGTACATTTTTTTCTTTCATAATTGTACTTTTAATTGTATTTTTAATCCTTCAAATCCTTAAAAACTAATGAAATGAAAAATATTTTAGCATTGGACATTGCTACCATAACAGGTTGGAAGACAAAAACTGCAAGCGGCACTTGGAATTTAAAACCGAATAGAGGGGAAAGTGAAGGAATGCGTGTAGTAAGATTTAAAGCAAAGGTAAAAGAACTAATCAATTTGGAAAGTATTGATTTAGTATCCTATGAAAGACCTGCTGGATTTCACAAAAATAGTATTATAGTTGTTGCAGAAATGGTAGGTGTTTTGAAAGATTTGTGTATAGAGATGAATATTGATTTGGCATGTTATTCATCAAAAGAAATTAAAAAATTTGCAACCGGCAATGGTAATGCTAATAAAGATAGAATGATTAAGGCAGCAATAAACTTGGGTTATACGAATGTAACCGACCATAATGAAGCTGATGCTATCCATTTGTATTTATTAACTAAAAAAGATGTAGAATGAAAACAATACCTGTAAAAAACTGCAAAAAATGTCCATTTTTATTACAAAGTGATAATAAATATGAATGTGGTTACTTAAAAAAACCTTTAAGTTTACAAGAATACAATATAATACCTGATTGGTGTGAACTTCCCGATTCTGACCCGAGATCATCAGAATATCCCAGGTTTTTTAAAAGAATCTTGTTTAATAATAAAACAAACCAAAACGAATCTGTTTTATTTTGTGCTTTTGCTGAAGTGAATAACAAAATGTTTAATGAGAAATTTAACATTGAAGGATTATATTTTATCTTTAAAGACGGGGAAACAAATGTTTTCACAAACTATATGATAACTGGTATTGAATGGGGTAATTGGGTAGAAATAAGCAAAGATGAGTTTTGGAAGATATATAAAAATAAATCATATCGTGATGAGTGAAAAACCAAAACAAATAGACCCTGATGAATGGCTTTATAAAGGTTGTTTTATTCAAAGGTCAGAACATCCTGAATTAATTGGTAAATATGAAGTATTTAAAAATGATAAACAACAAAGTCATGTTGGCAGATGCTATACATTTATTAAAGCAAAAAAATTGTGCGAAGAAAACGAATGTATTGAAAATGCATTGTCTTTTTAATGGACTAAAACTTAAATTATGAAAACTTTAATCTCTCTTTTTGATTATACCGGAATATGGTCTGAACCCTACAAAAAGACTGGTTGGGATGTTCTAAGAGTTGACGAAAAAAGAGGATATGATATTTTTGGTTTTTTCAACAAAATAAATCAAATAACCGTTGACGACCCATCTTTTAGGGTAAATGGTATTTTAGCAGCACCACCATGTACCCACCTCTCATCATCAGGAGCGCATAAATGGAAAGAGAAAGATAATAAAGCATCATCATTTAATGAA